TTTAGAGAATAGTGGCTTATCAAATAAGTTAATCTTTTTGGATTCTGAATCACGCTTCTTTACATATGTATTATGCATTTGAAGCCTGTATATCATTACCATTATCAGTGCTATTACCCTATCGAAGTTTCCTTTAGTATTGTACTGTATAAGTTCTTCTAGTAGTGCTTCTGACATTATCTTTGTTAAGTTCTTCTTTCCTGGAGCAAACTCTTCATTTAGCCATTCTTTTATAAGCCCTTCTCCGTAATCCTTGATCTGGACATTCATGTGAATACCCTTCCTGCGTTGAACCGTAGACTTGCCAATAATATCATTTATAATATCTGGCTGATCTGCTAGTAAGTAATCACAATGCTTTTGAGTAAAGTAAGGGAATATGCCTTTACGCTCATTTTCATATAGAAGCCTAGCATTATAGTACATTAGAAGCTTGCGAACATTCTCGTAATAGTCTTCTGCAGTATCAGGTCTACCAGTATATTCAGCAACTAGCATATCATAATACGATTCAAAGTTCTGAAATCGCTTGTATATGAATGTAGACCCTAATGAGTTAGTGCCAGCCTTATCGTGGTCATATGGGTCACAGTTATGTGTAGGTACATGATAGGAGCAGAATGTGTGGGTATCTGTTTCAAAATTATATACAGTACCGGTGTATTTACTATGATCAATATCTTTTATTTGAAAGTAGATATATTTCATATCTGAACTAAGAAAACATCCTGATTTTGGCCTATTCCTAGTGGTCTTTATATTAGTCCTATCTATAACAGATAATTTAGTCCTACTATCAAAGTTAAGCATCTCTGCAAATTTGATAGTGTCGTTATGTCCAAATCTAAGATGATATGCTTCCTTTTGATCTCCAGAGCGTCCATCTATATTGTATTTTCCAGCACTCCTTAATTTAGATACATTACCGACAAGTCCAATAGAGAACGCTAGATCGTGAAATGATTCTATCAAATCTAAATTACAGCTAACGAACTCCATTGAATAATAGCCCCTTTTATCAATGCAAACACATCCATCAGAATCTAAATAGCCAGCAATTAAATTCGCCTTCTCTTCATTGTTAAAAGATCTTTTAGAAAGCTCTGTAATCTTTTTTCCATGAGCATATTTACCATAGAAATAATTAAAATAGAACGCTACTGTTTTTTGATAAAATGAGAACTCAATAGAATTATTTCTTATCCTTTGGCTGAATGTAGACTTTAATCCATTTATTACATAGTCCTTGAGTCTATCTATTTGAGCCACATTGGCAATATCAAATGCTATGTATATGCGATTGCCTTTTGTCCAGCCATCTCCAAGCCATAATCCAGTGAGCCACCTCAGATTGTTTACATCATCAGAATTCGCCTTATCATCGCCATTATAATACAGATTTGGGTACTTAACCCAGTCGCCAACATTTATACTTGATGCCTTATTAAACTCGAAATTAAATAAACTCTCGTCAACCATATTCTGTTTATTTAATATGTGTTTGGATGAGTATATTGGGTGCTCTTTAGTAAATGTAGTCGCCCTATACGTATTAGATACCCTTATCTTATATATATCTTCATCTTCTTTTTCGTATCTCAACAACGCTTTAGGATTTACATAATTACCATCTATATCTACTAGCCTAGATCGACTTACGTCCTCTACATTCATCAATCCCTCTTCCGTCAACACTTTTTCTCCTGGAGTAAGACAGCCTGCTATATATAATGCATGTGGCGCATCTTTAACTGGGTGTTCCCATATTACTATAGATCCCGTATGCGCATCATCCTTTCCTAATGGATATTTGGTTATATCTCCATTCTTTTTAGGCGTCCACATCAACTCGCCATTGATAAAGTTTAAATCACCCACCTGTTTAAAGTTCTGGAGCTTCTTATTCGTACGCAAAGATGCTAGCTGGATCATTAGTTCTTTCTTGGGAAATATGTTCCCTGTGAGCTCTAAAACAGCCTCCTGAGGCGTTATAGGATTCTCTGCTATATATCTATCTATCGCTCTAGAGTCAGACGATCCATCTATTACTCTTTGTCTTTGTTCTAGCGAATAATCTATTGCTTTATCACGAATAGTATTACCATACTTATCCATGAATAGACGTTTACCGTCAGGGCTAAGTACAGACATATTCGCGTATACTGGAACAAAGAATGCACATGTATTCCCAGATGCTCCATCATCCCATATATTAGGGAATGCTTTTACATTGTAGCCAGATGGATTATAGAATAGTTCTTTTAGTCCATCGAATCTACTAGCTTCATCACCACCAGTACCAAATGCAATCATCAATCCAAAGGCAATACCATCTTCCTCTACAGAAGGTCTAGCAATTTGCCATGCTTGTAGAATATCTTTAAATGAACCGGCTTCTTCAAATAGTATTAATTTACCACGTTTACCACGAGCCTTGTTGGCATCATTCTTAAGCGTAACTCCTATTATCTCTGATTTATACCCTACCTCTATCTTATTGCCCATAGCATCAGTAGTAAGTATAGACGCTCTCTTATGGATCTTAGTATTAACTGCTTGTCTCTTCTTAGCCCATGCAGTATGTTCATCTACAAAGTCCATTAGGTCCCAAGCCTTAGATAATATACCATCCCTTACTAAGTACTCTGATTCAGAGGCTATAGCGTATGATTTAGACTCTGGTACGTGATAGAAATTCCTAACTAGCATTGCAGAACCCTTGAATGAGAAGCCTTTACCACGGGCCTTTAAAACGACCATATGCTTACCTTCTTCTTCAGCTTCATCTACGCCTAAAAAGTAATAGTAGTCGTAGTCATAGAAGTCTGGAAACTCTCTAGTCTTCTCTCTACGTTTCTTTATATTACCATGCTTATCTTTATACTCGAACTCCACTAAACGCAGAATAGGACAGTAGTTTAGATACCAGTAGTTATAACCACTTATCCAATCTCCGTCCGCTGAAGTAAACCCGTTTATACAATAGTCTGACTCCTTTTCCCAAAAATTCAAGTACTCTGTAGTACCATGTGGATAGAAACAGTAAACACCGTGCTGCTGGAAATGCATGCACGGTGTTCTAAACTTGTTTGGGTTGATTATCTTTTTATTAAAATTAATCATTTGGATGACAAACAGTTTTTATTTTTTCTTAGTAAAAAAGGCTTTGATTTTAGCGATCAATGCTTTGAACCAATTAGGTTTTAATACTACTTTAATTACTACTGGCTCAGCAATAACTTGTACTGCAACTGGAGTGTTTGTAATGTTGATTTTGCGTTTGTGTTTATATTTTGGTTTAGCTACTGCTTTAACCTCTTCTATAACTGGAGTAACAACTTCTTGTTTTGTAGGAGTCAATACTAGCTTTTCAACTGCAGGCACCTGGTTCTTTTTATTCTTATTCATAATTTAATTTATGTGTTTAAATGTCTATAACTCTTTGATTAACTCAAGGAGTTTTGCAACGACCACTGCAATTGCAGCTCCTTCTCCAGCCCTATTAAGTGCATCTATTGATGCCGATAGGCATGATATAGAGTTGATTGTCATTTGATTTTCCATCTTATTATTATATATTTAGTGTTTAAAAAAGGGTTTACTAATATACTAATTAATTAGTTTGAGTTATAAACGTATTTATTTAATTGTTGTTTTATGTTGTATTCCTTCGAGTACAACTAAACGTTTAACTTCTTTCTGTAATTTCCCAATTTCATATGACATCCATATCACGTATGGAGTTATAATTAATTGAGCTGCTGCCATTCCTAATAGTACTAAGAACACGTCTGACATGATATTATTTATTTAATTCTCATTTGATCGAAATATACTTTACCGTCTTTTATGAGGTCTCGTATATTCCTTTGAGTGCTACTTAGAGTAGACTCCCCTGATTTGATTTCTAGAAATACTATCTTATCTTCCTCAAATATAACGTAATCTATAGGGTTTCCAAGAAAGTGACATTTCTTTGGATCGTATTTAAATTCCTTTAGAAATGGAGCTAAGTTCTCTGATATCTGACCAAGTCTAACTTCAGACGATTTCTTTTGAGACAGTAGCTTAGAATACGATTCTTCTAGGTCCTTTATGTGTGCTCGCTTGTAAGCTATATTGTCTAGAGACCATACTATATAAGCAAACATCGATGCCAAGCACAGACAAATTGGGAACGCTATGAATGGCAACATGACTCTTCTTTTATAATATCAATGCATTGTAGAACTTCTTTCTGGCTTTCAGGTTTCATTACTATGCCAGTGAAATTCATTTCATTTAACTTTGCTTTGAACAACTTCCACCTTAATGGAAACGCATCATTAGCAAATCCTTTAGTCTCTATAATCCAACTACCATCTAATGCTTGGAAGTCTGGAGTATAAGCTATTTCTCTAACATTCTCTATTAAATCAAACCTCTTTGTAGATGACAATATCTTCTTGTTGGAGTCTCTAGTGATTTTTCCGGTATCTTCATAGCATCTGAACTGAGACTTAAACTTGGCTATAAGAACGTATGATGATGGCTGATACGTAAACTCAATTCCATTCTCTTTTAGTTGCTTGTAGCAGAATAACTCTAGCCCTGACTTAAATTTCTGCCCGTCATACTCATGAGTCTTGGCATTCTTTACTTTAACGTTCTTTGATATCATTGTCTAGATTTAGGTATTTCAAAGTGACCTATTTCAGATCCACCTTGTACTCTCGAAGTTTCTACATCCTCTCTTCTTACTTGTTTAGTAAGTGAGTCTAACGACCTAACTACCTTATCAAGGGAAGACATTGCTGCCATAGCTTCTTTAACTGTTCTCATATCCATAGAGCTAACTGTCATGTCTCTTAAGTATGTACTTATGATATATACAGAATGTCTGCATGAATCAAGTAATTGTACTAGCAGTGTATTAGAAAACTCTAAGAATGTACTTTCAGCATATAATACTTCCTCTGATGCTACCCAGCCTTCAGGAAATAATTCCTTCTTTAGTTTCTCATCTCTATACTTCTCATCACCTATATTCTCTACATATGGTGAGCTATAATGGTGTTTTAAGACTATGTAAGAGATTAAGTTAGTAGCATAGTCCTTATCTTCTGTAGAGTTCCATATTGCCTTAAACGAAGGCACACCTAGCATGTCTGCGTGTATGGTAACTTTTCCAGCTTGGATATCGAATAATTTTGAATTCATTTACTTTTTCTTTTTAGTGATATCGGCCGTAAACATAGTCACGGCCAACACACAGTATATAATTATTCAGTAATACATGTTAGCATTTTTTGCCACCACCCATTGGTTTTTTAGTAGGTTTCTTAGCCATGATATTTATTATTAATTTATTAATTCAACATTCTCTAGTATTTCAGCATCAGCTGGAATTTCATTAGTTTCTTCTATCTCTCCATTTAAGATTTCAGACTCTTTAATTTTGTCTGTAGATCCATAACCGCCTTCGCCTCTTTCGGTTTCTGGCAACTCATCCACTTCTATAAAGTTAACTTTTGGGTATGGCATTATAATTATCTGTCCAACCCTATCTCCCTCTACGTAAATGACAGGCGTAGTATTTGTATTTACTTTAAATTTCAGTAAAATACTGCCAACATAATCGCAATCTACGACCCCAACACAGTTAGTCATGTTTAAAGACTTATTCGCTAATGATGATCTAGGAAACAACAACCCAACATGTCCTTCTGGAATTTTCATTGCTATTTGCGTATCATATACCAATACTGGAACTCCATCCTCTGAGTGGCTAAAGCCAACCTTAACTGCAGTTAAATCTAATCCTGCTGAATGTTCTGTAGCTGCAAATGGTATTACTGCTTTCGGGTCTAATTTTTTAATCTTTATGTCAATCATTATTCTTTTGTTTCTTTTTTATAACCGCTTGGGTTAGGCATTTCTTCTATTCTAATTGCTTTTATTGATGACTTCTTCTCTAGTATAGCTTTTGCTACTCTATGATATCCATCGCATATTACTCCAAGATTGTCTAGTATAATTGGATACTTTAAATCCGAGTGAGTACATCTATCCATCTGCCATATAAAATCTTCAAACGTCTCTACGCAAAATGGCAGGTAATTTAAAGCTATTCCGGCTAATGGCAGATCAAACTCTTTATATCCTTTCTCTTTACACCACTCTACTAGAGTTGCAGCGTCCCATCGTTTATCGTCTTTTGTATAGGCCGATTCGCTAAAATTTAGCCTGTCTATCTTTACTCCTGGCGGATTATTAATTAATTTCATTTCCTGGTTTTAAATAACATTGACCGTTAGGCAATTTGTTTATGCAATCGAAGTGGCAACAGTATCCGTCACTGCAGTCTCTGTGCTTATCTGCAACTGAGGAGTAGTAATTTTTGTCTCCTTCTGTTCTATTATTCTCCATATATATACTATTCCAAAATATTGTTTTCTGCTGCTAACGAATCTAAATTTACCATCCTCACTTATTTGATTAGGTTTTGGAATGTCTATTATATTCTGATCATATATAGTTTCAATTGGATATCCATCCAAATCTATATATGCTAAAATATCCTTACCCATTAAACTTCTAACTTTTTAATAAAGTTCTTTCTAGTCTGACACTCCGCTTTCTTAGTAATACATTCATGTGACTTAGCTGCGTTGCCTTTGCAATTTACATTACAGACTGCGTAATCAAATGCTTTTATCGCATGATTCAATGTCACTTTTTTTAGTTTCTCTTTCGTCATATACCATTCTTTTTTTATTGTGGAATCTTTTCTTTAATTTAATCTTAAATAAGTATGCACACATAAATGACTTTTCATCATCTGGATTAGCTATCCTTCTGGAAGCAAATATAAACGGATGATTACATATCATTGATATTACAGCTTTATGTATGCCATACTTTTCTGCTAATCGATTATATATATCAGTGTTCTTTGATAGCATCTAGGTTTTGTGTATACAGTAATTCTACGTACTGGTGTTTCAAAAATCTCTATATCTCTATTTGTATATGCATCTGGATACTCAAAATTATATCCTATTGATTTCTTTAAATCTCCATGCAGTTCGTATGTAGACTCTGGGGTTCTATAAAATAATCTATGCATAAAATTATTGTTTCTTTTTTCTAGCCCCTCGTTAGTTTTGAATTTCATCTTCTTTTACTTTTAAAATCATTGTTATTTGAACTACTTTATTTCCTATTATAACTGGAAGTATTGCTTTGTTCAGTACATTTATGTCCTCTTTATAATCCCTGACTATAATCCTCTTAGCCTTGAGTCTCTTTATATATCTACTAAGGTTATCCTTTGTAATTGTAGTTATACGCATTATCTCTTTTCTATTAGCAGTTCCATCTATTGATTTACGCTGTCCTTTTGCTTTTGAGTCTCTATTTTCTAGGTCAAGGAAGATAGAGAGAAGATCAATCTCCCTATCTGTAAGTCCAAGCAATCCATTTAGACTTCTTAAGAATTCGTAATTAACGCTACTTAGTGGAACCGTCTTTATGAATTTATTCATATATTACTCTACTATTTTATCAAGTAATTCTAACATATTAACATATACTGTAAGTGCTTCGTCAGCCCACTCGATACGTTCTCCACATAATATTTTATCAGCCAATTCTTTGTCTAACTCTTGAACTTTCTTTGAAAACTCATCTCGCTTGTATTGAATTCGCTTGTCTATCTTAGTAAGCAATGCAAGTAATTTTTCATTCTCGTTTAGGACCGCAGTATAATTCTTCTGACCTTGTTCCATTTTTTCCTCAGCGTCTTTCAATTGACCTTCTAATTTTTCGATTCGTTGTCTATTGGTAAGAGGTTTTTCAACAAACCATTCAATAGCCTTGAACTCGTCGTGATTCAATAACTCTTCTGAAAGGACAATATATCTTTTAGCTGAGTAAGTTTCAGTACATGTTTCAACTAACAACTCAAATGGAGATTGATTATCTTTTCTAGTTAAAATATCTCCCACCTCAAGTCCAGTTAATTGACTTATTACTTTTACTGTTTTAATGTTATTCATAATTTTCTATGTAATATTATTTACAGGATGACTTCCTATATTATACTAAACGTAAATAATTGGAAAAGGTTGTAGGCTAATGTAATTATTTTATAAAAAAATAGGCCTACTGAATTAACAGCAAGCCTATCTAAATACAAACAAATAACTAAATCTCTATAATTGTACCTTCTTTTAATCGTTCATTCATTGCTACTACAGCAAACTTATCTGCTAGTTCGTTCTGAATTACTCCAGAGTGCCCTTTACACCAGACCACTTCAATATTTGTATTCCTAGAGTCAAGTATCTTAAATACCATCTCCCATAGATCAACGTTCTTTACTTTGTCATAGTTCTTTTTGGCCCACTTGTTTAACCATCCGCAATTTATAGCATTCTCGACATACTTTGAGTCTGTATGTACGACTATTTTATATTCCTCCTCTGATTTATTAATTAATGCAGTTCCAACTCCATTTAGGAACCCTGTGAGCTCCATCCTATTGTTAGTGGTATCTTCGCTTGACCCACATACACATATATTACCAGATTTCATATATATTACAGCAGCGTAGCCTCCTGGACCAGGATTTCCAGAGCAAGCTCCGTCACTATATATATGTATTACACTTTTGTCCATTATGCTACCAATTCCTCTGGATAAATAATATCATCTGAAATTACATCGAATGTATACCCAGTAGCATCGTCTAGAATAGTATATCTCACTTTTGCTTTTGTAAAGATAACTCTAGTCACTACACCTGACATTTCCTTTTTTTCAGTTGAATCATTAATCCTTTCGTTATAATCGAAAGCGATATACGCTACCTCGTCTCCTATCTGATAATAAGATGGAAGTATTAAAATCTCTTTTTCGTTTTCCATATTATTTAAGTTTGGCGATTACTTCGAACGGAGCAACTAATGCAGAATCTTTAAATAAATCAAAATCCATAGAGCGTTTACTTGGATAAACAATAGTATCTCCTATGTTATATTCAATACCAGTTGATGTTCCATTCTCTTTAAGTTTCTGAAGGCTTAAGGGTATTGACAGTACCACTCCTTTTCTAAATAAAGATTCCGTTTCTACTTCTTTAATAGTCATTTGCATAATAGCTTCACCATCTTCACTTTTCTCTCCTGAATCCTCAGGAACAGTTAATGTCTTAAATGTCATCTCTACTGGCATAGGTTTAACTAATATTAGCGTTGCAAAATCATATTCTAATTTATCAGCTACTACATTAGCCAATGTTCGATTGTCCATGTTCTCAATAACAGTATCATTGACTGATTGCTCTTGGGCTACTTCTTCTACTACTACTTCTTCAACGTTATTCTCAATCATATTATTTATTTTTATTTCTGTGTAATATACATGCCATTGTCAGGCTTTCGGCACATGCCTTATATCCTTCTCTGGAAATATTCTTTTTTAATTCTATGCAATCATCATCATATTTAGAATGCATCTTCTTGCACGCACTACAGTACGCATACTCGTTAATCATTTGCATTACAGTCATCTATAAAGCCTGTCGTTGGATTTCCCCAAAAGCCTCGTCCGTTAGCATTTTGCCAGCTATCGATTGTCGAGTATCCATCTAATGCATCGTTATCAATTTCTCTTCCTAACATAATATATTCTTTAATAACTTTAACTTAGTCACCCTATCTCTGTGATACTCCTCGAAAGGTATTGGTTTCTTTTTGATAGTCTTATTGGTCTTGTAAATGTCGTGACAAGGGCACCTATCTGTGTTACTCATTAAAAGCTCTTAGTGTGCTCTAATATCCTTTTGGTAGCAGCCTTCTCTTTTAGTTTCTTTAAACCTCCTTCAAATTGAATATCTAACTTCTCATCCCTTTCTATTCTATTGAATGGAATCTTCTGATCCTTCTTATTAAACTTGACTACCATATATACTATAACGTATAATATTAAACTTTGTTTACATTACTACTCAATAATATACAAACCATTTAGCCTAATGTATACCATGCCAATAATCCTCTGGCTTGTTTTAAGCTCTTTTAAGACCACTTTAATATTCCTGATCTGTCTATCCCTCGACTCTACTTCTAGGCCCTCAGGAGTCAGCCTAGTGCCATCCTTGTGCATGTTTTCCATATACACATTCTTTATAGGGGTCTCTATGAACAAACGCTTATTTAACTCCACTAGCCTATTAATACCAGTACATAGTTTTATACCTCTTTTAGTAAACAAATCCATACGTTCGGGTGCTTTATTAAGCCTCGAGTTAAATAAAGATTCATTGTCAATACATTTTAATAACATATATACTATCTAATACCTTAATAATTAAACATAGTTTTCCCCTTGAAAAAGCCGGACCATCTTTCGGCATGGTTTTCAAAACCCCTCATCATTAAGTCTGTACGTCAGCTTTCGCCTACACCCACCCGCTGGTCGCATTCTCTCCTTCTTATCTACACATCATATTATTGATAGTAGCCCGCGGCACTTAATTCTTACTAGATCCCTTTCGATACTACCGGAGAAAACTCATTTCCTTTAGGAAACTACAATCCGATGTCTAACCCCTACTGGTTACTTGAGGGCGATTGGTCATATGGTATGTCCCAGTATCATAGTGTATAACGTATATATATTGAAAAGGTTTTAGTCAGAATGCAAATATTTACGCAAAATACAACTAATATCTCAGGAAAGTGAGTGTTTATGGGGGTTTTTTGGAAATTTTTTTAGTAAATTTTTAAAATGGGTCGTATATATGCATGAGCTAACCTGTCTCCGTCAAGCCCCCGGTAGTCAGAATCGGGATGGAATACCCCCACCCAGTCGGGCAGAATCGAATCAGATTGACCCATATTCCTCGTTAATGTCGTGATGATATATTATCCTCTTTTCGTTGTGGCTACAAGTACGTTATGCAGAGCTAGAGCCTAGGTATCCATTTAGACATGGATATAACTGGAACGCAGCCACGATACCTTCCTACATTGTATATAGGCCAACCTTTATATTATGTAGCAGTAGAGGCAATGCCAATCACGCTCCCATTTGCAAGAATAGAACATACAATAGTCTATTACGCGTGTATCATTTAATGAATGGAGCTTAGGCCGAATGCATATGACTGCTGTGTAATAGACTCATAATATATCGTCTGTATAACGTAAGACGTGTCAATAGGGTTCGTATACCTAGTCCCCAAGCATGGACTCAAAAGGCTTTATCCATTAATATTCATTTAAAATCAATCTATATGAAACTGTTCAATCGTTCTAATGTTATTAAGTTCGCTATTATTGCTGGACTTGCCTTATTGTTCTGCTTTGTTGCTACGTCATGCCAGTCCGAATCAGGCAAACGTGCTAAAGCAATGAATCATGTGATACCTACAAGGGTTGAGCATAAGCCTTTATGGAGATGTTCTATGACCTTTGCTGACTCTTTAACTGTAGAGAGTTATACCTACGCCAAAGATAGGTATGATGCAGAAAGAACATTGACTAAAGACATTCCAGATTCTGTCTATGTTAAGTATACCATGGATACGGTAATTATCGTAACTGATGCAGTAGAGGATAGAAGATAATGTTATGCAGCAGTAGCCTCAATTGCCATTGATTTGGTAAAAGACGCTATTGCTGCTTAGCTAATTAATCATTTAAAATCAATCTATATGTTTAAAAAGAAAGAATTAATACTATCTATAGTATTAGGATTTGCAGTATTGTTCGGGCTGTATCAAATAACTAAGACTGAACGTTATTATGTAATATACAATACGTATGTACAAAACGACAAAGGTGAAATGGTAGAACAGGATGAGAATAAGCATCTACAAATCAGTGCTGTATCACTAGATGATGCTAAGGACCAGATATTTGAAATTGAGAATCAGTTATATGAAGATGTAATTGTTGACTCAGTGGCAATACAGTCTCATGTAATAGTCAAAGAGTATTGACGACTAACCCGAAAGGCTACATGCCAAGTAGGGTTATTGTTTTACTAACAATGCACTCGAGTATCGTACCTCTCTCGTGCATGCACTCTATATTGCGTGTAGATGTAGTTTAAATGGCCTCTAAGCTACTATCTATTGGTAGATGATATATTGCATAGATGTGACTAATAAAGCTCCATAGAGCAGCATATAGCCGACCAGTAGAGCGAGATTATAGACTTTTTTTATGAAGCGTCAGGCTCCCGTTAAGAAGAGTTGCAATAGAATGGCAAGAAATCAATTATTTACCCTTAAAATAATAAACGCTTTATGAAATTTAACATTATTTCTGCACAAATCAAAAAGATTAAGGCAGATGCAAAACAGAATGCTGGCGAAGAGTATGTAGAAGCAGTAGTGAAAATGTGGGAGCCAATTCCACGTGGTGCGCAAGCTCATACAGTATTATTCTTCCTTGAACCACTTGAAATTGAGTTTTATCGCTCAGTAATTGAAGGTACAGGTTCGGTTAAATTCCCTTTGGAATATTCAGCCGAGTATCAAATCATTGAGGGATTGAAGCCTCACAAAACAAAGACAGATGATGGTACGGTTCGCGATGGTATTCATACCTCTATGCGCGTGTTAGTGAAAACTGACTATGAGACAAAACTGCCATTGGAATCAGGTCGTGCAATTGCAGAACGCATTGTTGACCAAATGATGTACATTGTTCCCGTGAACAACGAGCCAAGTACGTACACAGCACCAAATCCTCCTGTAACAGAATCCGTAGTAGCACCAGCAGTGGTAGTTGACGCTCTGAATCCGTAAGATTAGTGCAAAAGATTGAGTAGTTGGCTTCGGCTAGCTACTCAATTCCTTTGCTGGGATGATTATTTAAACTTTTACATATAGTGTGGGTAATATTAGGGAGAAAATTGAAAAAGATTGAGAATTTTCAATGCAAATTATGATGAAATGTGGATGAATTTGTTAGACTATCTCTTATTGACCATTATCACACTACCCACACATACCACACTTTAGAAAGAATGAGTATAATATAGCCCTAATAGCTATTTTAAGCCATTCTAAGCCACTTTATACTTTCAAGCGATACATTGTATCAATTCTATATATTAACGCCTTAAAATCAATTTATATGGCAAAACAAGTAATTACAGTACCAAGGGGAGCTACATTGTTTAAAATGTATCCAGATCAAAGAGAGAACAATGGGCCACATCCAGGAACAGGAGAACTCTGCATGAATTGTAATCGTGGATGGGGAGCTCATCATGGTCATTTATGTCCAACCTACGAAAAGATAATAACAATTAAGCCGGTTAAATCAGTATGTGTCAAATTCCAACCAGAAGTAGAGAAAGAGCTACTAAGACTTGGTATTAAACATGCATTATTAGCTGAAATGAAACATCAAGGAGCTTTAGACACAAGACTGGAATTGATTTTAAAAGATAAATCAACAGGCTTAGTAATAAAAAGGGCGTTCTTATGGCAAAACGCAAAAGATCCATTAAATGGAAATACTGGATTCAGACATTGGCAATCATTAGCAACAAAATGCCGAAATTAGGTTATATTAGTCTAACGACTATATAAATACAATCAAAACATTACCAGTTGATATTCAAGTTTTTCATAAGAAGAATGTTGCATACAGTGTACGATAGTCTGGAGCTATCGACTAGTAATTACGTAATCATTTAAGAATATTAATCAATAACATTCAAAAGATGGCAAAGAAAAAGAAAACAATACAATTACTTCCATTTGACTACTTAGTCAAAATAGGAAGAATTAAATCAAAAGACTCAGAATGGATAGGAAATAAAAAAATTGACATACCGCAAGAAATGGAGAATGACTGGAAGCAAATGGAAGACAAGGCAACAATAGAGCATGCGTGGGGAAGAAAAGGTAAAGTGGTTCAAACGATAGAACATTGCTGGATTATACAAAACAACTGGCTAAAACCGTAAGTCATGACAGATAAAGAATATATACCATTCAGTGAACTACAATCACAACCAGAACAAGTATCAACAATTACTACAATTGAAGAATACAATCCAACAAATACTCAGGCAACAACACAATGCAATCCAGTATTAACACACTGTTATGTATGTGGCAAAGGCTGGGACTACGGCTATTGGAAGCATTGCGGATGCAATACGGTACCTATTGGTAACGGAACTATAATCCTATTAGGATTGGCAATATTATTTTCAATTTACAAGTATTTTAAATCAATTAAATATGTCAAAAAGGAAAGCAATACGAATTAAACCAGAATTCAAAGAGAAACTCAAAAAACTTAAATGTCTAACCAAATTCGTAGAGAACAGTAAAAATCCAAAATGGATGGGGCTAAAAGGAAAAGATAAGGAACATAAAAGAGAATTAGCAGAAAATGCAAAAAACTCGTCAACGATGTTAACGCATGCATTTAGATGGGCCGCAACAAGTGAGGGCTACGAGTATTGGGATAAAATATATCAACAATTATAAATGAAAAGATATCTAACATTATTAGTATTGTGCATATCATTCATTTGTAACGCACAGGGCTATTTATCATTTGGTGGAGCTATTGTAGCACCTAAGACTGATACCGGAAATGAAACTGGAGCTTCAATAATAGCTATGTTTAACCATAATACAGGTTATTTCATACTTCAACCAACACTATCATTCACAATGATGGCTGGTATTGATAATCCAAGAAGACGCGAAAGACAGTACTCATATAGTACTGCTATGTTAAGCACGGGCTTAAACATAATGAACACAGGAAGATTATATGGAGTAGTAGGCATTCATTACAATGGAAACATAGTAGCCTCTGAATTCAGACTAAAGCCTAATCAATTTGATAAGCTAGCAAGTCATAATCTATTCCTCTCTGAATACGTAGGTATTGGTTATCATACATTAGTAAACTTGGAATTTGGTATATTTTATACTAACACCAACTATATGGATGGATATTACCCAATAACCAGTAAACACAATGACATGTATATGCAGTTTAAAATAAGCTACGACATACCAGTAATTAATAACTGTAGATGCAACCGATAATGGACTACAAAAAGTTTTACTTAAAAGCAGCATTGATCTGGGCAACAATAGCAGTATTGTTCATTGGATTATTATATTATTTATTAATATATAAACCAGTACCAGAAAAAGTATATTTTGAACCTGAAACGACTCAATCGTGAAACAGTTTAAAAATAGAGCATTGATAATCTTATTATACGAGATATGCGGTTGGTGTTATGCCACAAGACAATTACCAAGTAGAATAGATTTCATAATTGAAGACGACGGCAAAAATGAATTCACAGCAAATGTGCATTATTATGCTGACGAGCGCCCAATCGAAAGTCCTGGAAAGGGTTTAGAGAACAAAGAAAAACCCAAAAAAAGATGGCATTTGCCATTTAGAACAAGTTAAAACAAATAATTCAAAAACTCTTTAATCAATAAGGAAAAATGAAAAAAGTAACAAAAAAGCAATTAGTAGAAAAAGGACAATTAATCGGTATTGAATTACCAATGAAATTGACATTAGCTCAAATGATCGAAAAGATCGAAGCAAAAGAAAAAGAATTAGCAGTAATCGTGCCGGAACCAAAAAAGATGGCAAAAGACGATATTGTTGTGTTGAACGAAAAAGTATCCGATTGCGGATGTTCTTACGTTTATCCAAAAACAATTGCAAAGCTACTGGAAACAAATGGAAAAGGCTTCAGGAAAAACAATATCCGTTTCTGCAATTCAGGCTGCACGGTCTGGGTATCAGACAATGCCATAAGAAGCCTTACTGAAGCAGAAGCAAAATATGCCGAAAATCGTTTCAGCAACGCCACCTCATACATATATGCTACAGTCGATTGACATTTCAGCCATGCTACTGCTTTTCCTATTTGGATTGGCAGTAGCATGGCTTGGACAATGCTTTCAAGCATTCATGGGACCAGGGCAGATATTCAACTGGTGGGCAATATGGCTACTAAAAATGGTAGATAAGTCGGAAGTAGTGAAAACAATAGAAAAATACTCATGTGGAGCCGGATGGTACGACGTTGAAATAACGGCCAAATGGTATATTAAGCTAATTGCAAAATTAGCTAAGCCATTAGGATTATGCCCATATTGTAATACTACATGGATATCAATAATACTATTCTTTATCTACTTTACACCAAGCTTCAATATATTCCTATTAATAGGAATTACGTGGTTCTTTGTGTATCAAATTGAAAAGCATAAATAATAAAATAAAAAAGGCATTTAACCATATTGTTTAGTATCCAGACCACAAGTAGGAGAAAGCGTGAGTTAGTGTCTTTTGTTAACATGTCGCATCTGCTTCCAAAGGGCAGACTGATTAAGAGGTATTTTTTACACAGACCAAAATAAGTTATCGGAGAAGTGATTCATGGATCATGAAAATAGGCATGTACACCTAGCTGCATGCAAATCGAGAAACCCATAGAAAAATGTCGAGGCAGATGCTGAATAAAAACAGTAAGCTGAGCTAGCAAGGCGGAGAGTGGTCTTAACCAATGTAAGTAAAAGATAAAATACTTAAAACAGAACATGGATGGGCAAACGTTTTACATATATTCTGGTACTATACTTCAGCCAGACGTCGTGAGACGAAGAGTAAGTATTATATATTATCGATTGATAAGGATTTAGAAGAAATTCTCATGTTAATTACTAGTTATTTATAATATCTATGGAAGTATGATGCAAACCGAACCAGTGAACAGGGAGAGAAAGGAGTTGAACCTACAGCGTAGGGAATAAGTCAATTATCGAACTTGGGTTATGTAGACGGATATTATATAATAATTAGTTGATTAGAAAAGATTAACGAAATTCGCACTCAAATACGTGGACCAGAAATGGAGTCGTAATAATTTTGAGGCGCGGTGCATATGCGTGAAGGCACCAAAACCTATTCAACTACTTAGAAGCATTGAATGCAAATAAGAGAAATGAATAGAATGGTTGCAGCTAAATGAAGTGCAGTAAGCTGATGATTGATTAAGAATCTATGTTACGTAACATTATTGAATTAATGCGTAAACCCTTTTCGGTAATACGATAGTATTGGATGCTGTGTAATTCAGATAAAAACCGAGAAAACAACGCTAATCTAAGCTCAGTGAAATGCTGGAAAGAAGATTATAGCTATCTTAAGGCGACGGCAGATAGAAAGAATTAACCCGAAGACTATTACAGATATGGATAGAGGTTTAGAAGTGGAGTGAGCCAGAGGGCCACGAAGTAGTATTTGTAAGTGAAATGCACGCAATGGTATCCGAAGGACACTGCCATTACCGTTATAACTCCCATTACCGTTTTAGACGGGTAAGGTTTTATAGACAGCCGGGCACATTAGTAATCTCGCATAGTTAGGATATTTGAATCACGTGGATAACAAGGACTTAGGTCAGGAACACCAAAGATCAATACCAAAAATACTAGTTAAACAGATTACTGCCCAGCAGAAGTCAAGGCATGAACGCTGACCAACTCTTGATTGAGTTGCTGGGACCTATTATTAACAATTAAATCATTATCAAAATGGGAATTGAAATACAATTTAAACCAGAGTTTGAGCTTAAGCTTAAAAGGCTGAGAATCAAATCAAAGTTCGTAAAAGAAATGAAAAGTTATGTTTCGCGGAAATTATTACTGCCAAGAGAATTAAAGCTACACCTAAAAGGGGTAGATAGAAATACTCATAGAAACATTGACTCGGCAGCAATACTCAACAAGCAAAAAGATTGGAACGAATTTATCGTAAAATCATTTAGCTGGGAGGAAACTAAAGATGGATACCCGTACTGGTATGAAATCTCAAAAAAATTTACAGGTAATAAATAATAAAAACGGCTGTCACTCTCAAGAGGAGAACTAATAATGGACTGATATGTTATCATAGTTATTATAATCTGACCAGTCTACAACGAGAGGATTATTATTGCCTGAATTAAACAATGACTATTTATAGTCAAATGGCCCTGTCGTCTACTGATAGGACATCGCACTTTCAGCGCGGTAAATGTGGTTTGATTCCACGCGGGGCTACTTTTAACAATATAACGGCTAGTTAATTATTATTTTGCCATTCAAAATTACTAGCCATAAATGGGAACGCAGCTTAAGTAGGAAACGAACTAGCTGTTAGTACCATTTTAAATATAAGCCGTTACTTAATAGGATGATAGCCCTATTAAGGCTCTGGAAACCAGCAATGGATTGACGGGTTCGAATCCCAAAAACGGCACTAGCTCAACTGATAGGGATATATCAGATACCTTTAAGAGTGGATATAGGCTAACTCTTTTAAAACAAAACGTCTAACAATTTTAAATTCATATCAAATGAGTAAAACATTAAAAGATCAACGGAAAGTAGAAGCCAAAATGAATGGAGAAGTGATTGAGCGTTCAAAACGCAAAATGGAGCCGTATAACAAATCTAAACAAAGAATATAACCGACTCGCCAGTTGGTGGAGCCGCCTAACCAGGCAGCCTAAAGGGGATAGATATAAAGCGTGATATTCGTGCGACATCTATCCCTTTTTTACGTTAAATCAATTTATTAATCAATAATAAAAATGACAAAAGATCAAAAACAGATCGCCATCACTTTGATCGGTGAAGCAGATAACAAACAAGACGCAATAGCCGCTATAAGGCCGCTAATGCTGCATTTACAAGAAGAAACGATAAGTAGCTTCGTAGATGCAAACTGGGATTCATGCAATCCAGGTACCAGAGTCTCTCTTAGAGGATTATCTCAACAAGAAAGATTATTAAGAATCAACTTAATATTGTTGGAAAAGAGGCTAAACAGAGTAAAGTCAGTACATATTCATTTGTCTAAAAGACGAGGAGGAAGTGTTGAAAAGGAACTTTACGATATGCTAATCGGACCAACAATGGAAAGCAGACAGAGTCTATGGGGGAAACGTGTTGAATTGACAGGTTTTTCACTAGAGCACAAAATAATGGAGGTAAGATTATTACCGTCATTGCAAGTGCATAGATTCCTAACAACAGACATTAATGCTAATTTCTACATAGAAATAGTAAAATAGTACGGCCCGTAGGCTGCGGATTCGCCGTTTGGACGAGGGTTCGATCCCCTCCAGCTCCACTCCTTATAAAAAACCATAAGGGGCTGCCTGGATTTGACAGCGGCATAAGATGAACCAGATAGGACTGCACACGCTAATTAACTGGCAACAACACAATCCAAATCAACAATTACGTAGGCTTAATGTCTGCATAATTTAGAACGTACCTACCAGGTCGTGAGCGAGAGCCGCACGTCTATTCAATTAGCCCTGGTAGGGTTTTAAAATAACATTAACAATTAAAATCAATTTAATCGTGTATGAAAAAATAGAAAAAGGGTCAATAATAACATTAGCAGCCTTTGGTAAAAAGATAGAATTCCTATTCAAGTCATTCAACGAGTATGCAAATGCACTAATACTTGAAACAAATCAACCAGTTTCAAAATATTGGATAAATTCAATGGGCGGCAAACAAGCTATATCATTAAGCGGAAATAAAAATATTTATAGATTCAATGGAGATATAAAGCCAATGGAAAATCTTGAATATATTACGCTATGGATGAAAACATTAGCATATGATTCCAAGCATATTCTGGCATATAATTGGTTTATAGGAAAATTAATTGAAGTTAGGCCAAATAAAATATCAACGGCAAATCTAAAAGTATACTCAAAAATAGCAAGCAATATGCTGAATGGAATAAAACCAAAAGAAAAGCGAATGATATTTGATCTGATGATTGATAGAGGCTCTGATTTGATTGATATGAAGCAATGTGAATGGCAAGAGTTGTGCATTAGTCAAGAATCTGATCTACCTTTTTAGTATGCCAAAGAAAGTAATAGAAAGGAAGATACAATCATCCACAGCAATACTAGACGATCCAAATTACATAATATTCCACAATTGGAAACAAAAAGCAAAAGTGAAATGGAGGTTCTTCAGGAATGATTGACGTAGGATTCATTGGAGACTTACACTTAGGACATCCAGCAATTGCAAAATTACGCGGATTTGATGATATAAATGTATATAACGAAGAAGTAATAAGGAGACTTAATTCAGTATTACATAAACGTTCATTATTATATCTAGTAGGAGACACAACTATGGAAAATTCAAAGTATTATTATCTATTAGATAGAATACTAGGGAGAAAGGTATCCATAAGCGGAAATCATGATTTAAAACAACATTCAGCAGAACTACTTAAATACGTAGAATCTATTGTTGGAGCAATGAAATATCATGGAGCAATGGTAACTCACTTTCCAATGCATACGCAGGAAGTACATAGGTTTGCATTTAATATTCATGCGCATACTCACTTAGAGACCATAAAAGCTTGGAGATATCAACCAGGTGGATATATTGCAACAGAATATCCAGACTTAAACTACACATGTGTTAGTTGGGATCAATTAGACGGTATACCAATATCATGGGACCAAATAGTTGAGAAAAGAGAGAAGCAAAGAGCAGAAATTGAACTATTAATTAAACAAAAATAAAACCAATTATCAAAATGGGAAAAGTGAAATGCAAAAGGGCAATGAGAAGAGTAGCAAACATTGTAACAATGATAGCTAACGATAAACATCAGGTTAGTTCAACTCATGCTCAACGAGCAGCAAAAAAAGGAGTAAAAAAGGCAGGAATACGCCCAATCGACAAAGAAACAGTAGCTTTATTGAAAGCAACTAAAAAGGCAATTATAGCGAAAGCTAAATTATCAGCAACGAAAGTAGGAAAAAACAAAAAACTCAACAGAGATTTGGCAAAGTTGAGATCAGCGAACGCAAAGTCAAATCAAGCTTATATTGTTGAGAAAGAAGAAAAAGCCGCCTAAACCGAAACGAGAGGGCTGCGACTCTTCAACGCAGGTAATGGTTCCTTAGCTCAACCGAATAGAGCATTGTCTTTCTAAGGCAGCGGTTAAAGGTTTGAATCCTTTAGGAATCACTAATAATAACAAGCGTCATTGACTGACAATAAAGCGGAAGAGCCGGATAGGATAGACATAGATAAAGAATGCTTCTTAAATATGCTTTTGCACCAGGGTGCTTAATCTCCTAAATCCTTCAGTAAGACCTTGTTATTATTTTTAATATTAAATAAACCAATTCTAAATAAAAAGTAATTAAAGTTATGATGAAAAGGAAAAACCACTTTAGCTACTCAATAGCTAATATTACCAGAAGGCTGTGTAATGGTGGTACTAACACACAGTAAAGGGATATGACTTAGCAGTGAAACGCTTTATCCCTACAAAATATCGCTCTAAACATTGATAGCGATCAATAAATTAGATGACATAAACTTCGAATTAACGAGAATCACATGGCTAGCGCTAGTGGTGGAGTAATCCTGTATGTATTGCAGACTTAAGAAAGCTGTAAGGTTAAACAGTACATTTATTTGAAAAAGAATAAACTTAACGTTTTAACACAATACAAATGAGTTCTCAGCCAGACCCTACTCTTGAATCGGTATTACAACGATAAGACAAGAGGGTGCTAAACAATAGAATCGCTGTAGGCGTGACAAGTTAGAATCTTGTATTTCTATTAGGTTATTTGAGCAGAAATGCTTGATAACCACTAATAAGCCCCAAGATGGGCGGAAGTAATGAAAGATTATAAACCGGCAGGAATATAATAAGAAGTTATGAAAGTTGGTTCGATGGAAAAGGCCTGACACCATATCGGAGTTCGACTCTCGGATGGGGCGCTAATAAAATATCACTCGCAGACAAAGTCGTTACAGAGTCGGAGTCCCCTAAAAGATATGAATTGCTACGAGGGGTTGTAGTTTTTAATTTTTATATATATGACAAGTAAAGAGGCAATTGAATTAGCCAAGGCTGGCTCACAGAAGGCATTCACAATGCTGTATAATACGCATTATAGAGCAGTCTACTGCAATGTATATAACATAGTGAAGAATAAGGACGTAGCAGACGATCTAACGTCAGAAACGTTCCTAAAGGCATTTAAAAGCATAGATAAATTCACAAAAGACATTTCATTTGAGATGTGGCTCAAAACTATAGCAAATCACCATTCAATAGACTTTATTCGTAGCGGAAAAAAGAGTCAAGGAGATCTATATATAGACGATGAACTAGAGCAAGAATTTGTCCATACTGATTATTCAAATCCTGAAAAGGAAATGATAAAGAAAGAGGAATCTGAAATGCTAGCAAAAACTATCAGTAAAATGGGAAGTCGACAAAAGGAGATAATCCAAATGAGATTTACCGAAGAATTAACATATCAAGAAATTGCAGATAGATTGGGCCTTAGTATCGGGACAATAAAACACTATCTTCACAGATACAAAGAGAAAATAATTTCAAATATTAACCAAAAAAGTAAAAAAAATGAAGACAAATCAATTGTTTTTAGCGGGAATGGATTTCTTGGCTAAATCGGTTTTCGTGATGCTTTTGGGTGTACTATTTGGAGTGTTTATGCCAGAACAAACAACGTTGATAGCACAAAACAAAGACCATGCAATCGTAAGCAAATCTTTGGCAATCAATAATGTTCCAGCAGTAGCACCTGAATTATTTTGCTTACCATTGAATTCATTTGAAGTATACGCAACAGCCTTAGAACGGCCTGCGATGAATACTACAATGAATAACACAACAATGGAACGGCAAATGGTAGTACCAGCACCTCAGTCAACAACCACTAAAGCAGCATACACTGTATGCACTCGGCGGCCTCCACGCAGCGATATGATATTAAACACAAGTTAGCAAAACAATTGAATCAGCATAAGCTGTGAATCAGCAAAAGCAAACTTATTTTTAATTATCAAAATCAAAAACAAAGGAGGAAAAAATGAATAAACACGTTGACGACCGGCCATCATTCATGATGGACATTAAGGACGTCATGAAGTATCGCGATCAACTGGAAATCCGCATAGCGGCGGAAACAAACACCAGTAAAAAGAATAAATTAATCGAAAACAAAGATGTTATCGATATGGTTATCGATGAGGCAGCATTTGCCACATTGTTAGCAGTGGCCCCAGAATTCAAAGCCCTTACAGGCCGAGACTTCAATACTGACATTTTGAAGCTAGCGTTGCCAGAAGCACGCAATGTGACGAACGACACTCAAATTGAGATCGCATACACAACTGAAGAACAACCAAACAAGACTAAGAAGCTTGTAATTCGCAAAGGTGACATTCCAGTCGCAACGAGCGAGAATTACATGGAAGTTATTCAGGAGATGTTATCTCGAAAATTCACTGAACGTATGCCAGATGCAGTTAAAATCTACATCGAACATGCAGGTAGACAAAACCTTATGCCAGCTGATGCATGGACCGAAATTCGAGACATGATTACTGACAGCCCAATTATGCCTACATGGGATAAACACATCTCTGCGCAATGCAGAATGAAGGGACCGATCTTTGCCTTCAAATCAGTGGCTAAGCACGTACCGGAATGGGGAGATACCGAAATTTCTCGAATCGTTGAAGATTCACTCAAAAGAACAATTGCAGATCCAAAGACAGAGGCCTATGTTCGAAGCGACCTGGAACGAATCTTAGGGAAAAGGAATGACGGTTTAGTATCTCAATTGTACAAACAAGATGAGGATTGCATCTTTGCGGTTAAACAACTGCTTGGATTTAATGCAACAGACGTCTTGAAAGAAGCCGACTTGAAAAAAGTACAACGGACAATTGGCCGAATCGTGACAGTAATGTCACCAGAAACTCGTACATTAATTGAACGAGGCCAAGGACGAAAACCTTACGTTGAAAAAGGTTACCCTGCAAAGTAATGCAGTAAGGAATTCAACAGAGTAATTAACATTTATCAAAAATAAAATTACATTATGAAACCAATTTTTAGCATTCTGCTATTTATGTTGTTATTCGGATGCGGTATCGCTCTCGGACGAACACTTAAAGCAGAAGGAGTATCAACCGCCTATACGACGACTGATACAGATGTTGGTGCCACTGAAAGGCGGCAAGAGCCAATTCCTTATATTCTAGGAGAATCGAATCAAGATACGTTTTGTGGGGCATATGATGGTGGGGAACTACCAACTCTATATGTCGTAGAAGACGTACTGCGAGTCGATGATCATGAAATAACCTTTTCAAAACCAATCAATAAACAAACTCCGGAACAACGACTAAGTGGATTCGAAGAGCTCGAGGCTCTTGATATCCCTATTGCATATTTACAGGTAGCACCAGTAGATACACAATTAGATGCAAATTGGAGTAAAATAACCGGGTAAAATGAAAACGACAATCGACAAAATTCGCATGAAAAGTGCGACTATTCACCGCTTATACCAAGCGAGACAACAGGTGGCAGATACGCTATATGTAAAATTACATGGCGATACTTATCTAACAGATCCACTAGAAGAGGCTTTGAATCGAATTGATGGAAAAATCAAAAGACTAAAAGTGGAAGTATCGGTCGAATTCAAACAAATACCAGGATTTAGCAAAGAAAAACATATCATCGTTGAGTATCTTGCACAAGTAGATTTAAAGGAGCCTCTATTGGATATTTCCAAAGCTGGTGACGGATCTGCTTTTTTGAATATTGAAACAGGAGAGATTCTATAAACAAAATCCGCACAAAACAGGTGTGAGAGGAAATGGAGACCAAATATCAGCAAAAGGGGAATCAATAGAAAGCTGAAGCGTTACTCGGTCGATAGAGTGCAGGGCGCTATATAAAAGGTAGTAGCTATCATAAAGTTATCATAATATTAATCACTAACGAGATTGTCATGCCACTTTGGTAGAGATATGCAATTAAAATGCGACTGGGGACTGCCGCTATATAAAATGTCCAAAACGATGAAACCCCCGATGGTAGACGACTCAGCCCCGCCATGAAACAACGCGTAAAGGGCTGAACAGCACGGAATAGCTTTTGAGAAAATCCACACATGCTTTAAGCTTGCGCAGTGTATCGCGGAAGTAGAATTGGCTTTATGACTTTGGAATCTAGAGAACAATTAAGGCGAAAGCCGATAGTATGCTTTACCAAGCAGGCCACTAGTGATGGTGGAAAAAAATGAATCACAAACAAAGGATATAAGGAAACCGTGGGAGGGCACAAATTATATACCATTCAAAAACTCAGCTCAAATTGAGTATCACTCCAAGATAGGCCGTCCAGAAAGCATAAGACCAGGAGTAAAAATAGTTAGCAAGATATGTATGTGAAAAATACATAAGCAGCACCATAACTATATCTCAAGCCTTCAAGTATTGGCCAGTTCAATAGTTTCCTTTAGGAATAAGGAGTGAGAGCCCCTGTCGAGTTTAGTTAATTTATGACAGAAGAAAAAGATGGAAATTAACAACCTGCGTTACAAGGTATAATGTATTGCGCAATTAAAGAACTAGAGTGTTACCCGATGACACAACAGAGATCGGAAGTCCTGAAATGGGATAATACATTTCAACAGATTCTACCGCTAGGAATCAAAAGCTGCGAATTAGGGAAAGTAATTCACCCATAGTATTACTGTGTATTAGTAAGTATCCTCAGGGGAGGAATATTGAATGGAGGCAGCAGCCAAGCACCAACACAAAGTAGAAACATGAAGTTACTTAAAAGATCATGTCAACGATTTATAGAAAGACCGACACGGGTCAGGAAATAGATTAAGAATGCCTTAAAGTTTAGGAACCTAAGTATTTAACATGCTGGTCGTCTAACGAATAATACCGAAAGCAAGCAGGTCCAAACTGTACACAAAGCGAAACGAGATAAATTAATAATCTCGAAGTAGTCCCTTGCCTGGGAGATAAAAAATCGTCACTAAATAGAGGAAATACAAAGAAATATCAATCAAAAGATTAAATAGCGCTAAGCATTCGAGGGCTTACTAGGGATTTTAGAACACCAATATTCATTTATATGAGGAGCTAATACGAGATTCGCGCACATTATGGGTTCTTTTTCACTGTTTTTGTTTTCAAACAGAAAAGTAAAAACAACGGACAAATGGTAGGCAAACGGTCACAATATATACTGTACACAGGCCAATCTGTTTATAGATCTATTACTAAATAGACAGTAACATGGTATAAAGTGATTTAATTGATGGAGCAGCCCATAATTAACATACTACTTAGTAAAAGCATTTTAAAGCGATATAAGAGCATTTCATTCAAAGCTATGCAATTTATCAATTTCAATATTACAATGGCTTAGAACGCCGCAAAACAGCCTTAAACGGGCAAATATCGAACTAATAACTGAAGTGGGCGCAAAACCCATAATCTAATCGTAAATTAGGTGTTTTTTTTCAAAGCAAACATTGTTAATTGATCAGGAGGGCCTTGTTGGACAGACTCTATCATTAAGCTACGCGCTAACATATGCAAACAATCAATGGGAATCAAATCCCGAATAAATAATCAATATTAAAAAACCAAATTAAAAAAAATGAACAAAAATATCAATCCCGCAAAGCGGATCTTGCATCTTGATGCTACAATTCACACAATCGAAGTAGCTGATCTTGATGCCACTCACAAATCAAAAGGCCCAGAGGCCAGAATCGAAACAAAAGCAAAACTGTATACCACCAAAACAATTGTGGTAAACGAAGTAAAATCAATCAAAGGCATCGGTAATTCTGACACTATCATCGTAAACGGTGGTGGCGAAAAAGGAATGACCATACCTGCCAATCAGGAGTTTATCTCTGAATCTGGACGTTACAATCCGGGAGTGTCTGAAAAAGACAAAGAGGCATTTTTCGCTGACTACGACGTAGTTACCGATATCGTAAATGCAGCAAACCAAGGCGAATACAACCGCTTAGCAGCAATCCAAAAAGACATCGCAGACCAAATGGAAGCGTTGGAAAATGTGATTGACGCAAACAACGCAAAACGCGAGCTGTATCGTTTAGAAGATTAACCTTTTAATTCATAGTCAATATGAAAAAAGGATTATCTTACGTTGATGTAGTTCGATTTTCTGAACTCGTCAACCAGTACATGAATCCGCCAAATACATTCATAATTGATGGACGTGGCGAAGTATCATACAATAAACATGGAGTTATCGTAAGATGGCTTTGGAAAATACCGGACAACAGAGTAGATTTTCTATCTGCGGTAAAAACCATTATTGATGGTATCTGTAATAAAAAGGAAGTTTTCCTTTTCGTGCAACAACTCACTCGTGCAGCAATGGACGAACTCTTAGGAGAATGTGATAGAACTGAAATTATCCGTCTTTTGTACCAAGCGCACATAACGATGGAGGAACCAATAATGCTGTCGCAGCAGCGCAAACAACCAATCGGACAAGAAATTACAGTCGAACTCCGAGAATCTTTTCGTAAACCAACTATACAAAATGTAGTCTCGTTTACAAAATCAAGCTTCAACAAACGTAGTACCGCGAATAACATTGCAGCTATGTTTAATCAAGCTGACCAAGTAATAGTAATAGAAGAAGATTAATAAAAGTAGAAATAGAATAAAGAAAGATGGGCAACACCTTAAAAACTTAAAGAGCTTGACCTTGGGTAACACTGTATGGAATAGCACCAACTTTAATGTCTCTCTACAAAACTATAACTATAATAAAATTTGGACTTTAAAAATACAAAATCAGTCTCTGCAAACGTAGAGACTGATTTTTTTGACTATTGGGAATGATCACTCAATAGTCAACACAGGGAGAAATGTATTTGGGTTAGATAAAACATGTATCAATCTAAAATATATAATCAATATGACAAAAACAACATTACCAGCAACAAAATCAACTTCTCAGATCTTAATCGAAAAACGCGAATCTCTTATCGAAGGGATCAAACAAAACTGGGCTCGTATCAATCAATACAATGTATTCAAAAATGGTTCTAAACCATTATTTGATCTAGCCGCAGTATATGCCGAAATTAAAAAATTCGAAGCAAATTTGATTAAAACGAAAGTATACATTCAGGCAATCAACATGGGTCTTACAGAACCAAGTCAGATTCCAACGAATTGTGTATATCCGACAATCTTCACGCTGCAACAGCTGAAAGAACGAATTACGAAAATTGAGCGAATTCCAACAAAGAAAGAAGACGGAGAATCCGTAACTTTCACTCGCCAATTCATTGAAAAAGAACTCGTAATCTTAAACGAGCAAAAAGCACTTGCCCAAAAGGAATTGGACACTTATAACGAAAAAGTTAAATTTCAAATCGAATAACAAATGATCATAATATTATCAAATACTTTAACTAACAGCTTAAAGGAAAAGATAGTTAACGCGACCTACGAAACATCTAAGGTAATGCCAGTCTTTTTAGACTATGCTAAACCTATACGAGATTTAGCAGAAGGTGCCACTATTGGAGCAGTAAAATACATAAAGATACCTGGTGACGATATTGTCAAAATTAATGCAGATCTCAGCAATAAACTGACGGATGCGATAGAAGCGGCAATAGGAAAGGGATGTTTAGTAAGCTACTTATTCAAAAGAAAAGCGTTTCAAAAAACAGACATAGAAGTAACCAAGATTATAAATAACTTCGACATGAGAGATGAGGAAATCTTTAGGGACTACTTAAAAGGAATGTCAAGCGAAAAAACAATCTATATCGGAGGAAAGGGAGAAAAATCAATAGATGGAATAGAAACCATCGAACTGACTAATGAAGCTTACGAAGATATTGCAATTGAAATTCAGGAAAAGTTAGGCGCTGAAGAGTTCGTACAAAAAACATTGGATGAGATTGCAATGGAAAAATTAGACAATTTAGTAGAATTGGCACAAGAGCCAACCAAGGCGACTTACGTTATATCTACGAAAGAAGATTCTGAAACGGTAAGAGTAAGTATTCCTAATGAAGAGCCAGTATCATCGCAACCAACAGAAACAAGCGCAATTTTTAACGACCCAGTAAACCGAAGCATATACGCACAATTAAATGAGCTGAGAAGTACGAGTTACATTGGATCACGGCTAGGAAATGTAGGAGAAACTAGGCATTACTTCGGAAATCAAGGAGTAACTATAACGCCACCATTATGGAATGGAATTTAAACAAATAAGGCAACGGAGAATATCAATATGACAAATTGATAAGAGGGTCCAATCCCCTCGCTTTAACAATAGATTAGTAATAAATACGGCAAGCAATCGAGTCCGACATAAATTACTCATGCATTACTAATCTACCAATAAAAATATAGACAAAATTTGCATTATTGCGTCTATAAAAGAATGCTAGAATTATTTTTAGGGAGTTTTATACTAGCCGATTCCGGAAGTCGATACCACTCCTACAAACACAAATCATATCAAATTTTATCAAATATTCCCTTTTTAACTTTAAAGTAAAAAATAGAATGCTGATAGAAATAGATTTGGACGAGGCTAAACGCCTTAAAATTACTATGAATCAGTTTGTACTAATTAAATTATTAATAGACAAAATTGATATCAAATCATTGATTAATGTTATCCGCATTGATGATACAGATATTAATAATTTAAAAGAACAAAATATACTAACAACAGAATCAACTTACACTGATGGAATAACAAAGAATCTGCATCTTACTGAAAACTTCAAAATGAAGTATAAGCAAAGAGACTTTTTCGATGAATTCTATGAAGCTTATCCAACTTCAACGACTCGACCAGATGGACAGAAGGATTACCTACGTGGTGATATTTCAAGGTGCAGAAAATACTATCAAAAGATAGTAGGAAAAAGTTTAAGTAAGCATGAATCAATGCTTGAGTGTCTCAATTTCGAGGTTAAAACTCGAAAAGCAGGAAATTCATTGCAATACATGAAGAGGATGTCAAAATGGTTATTATCAGAAGAGTGGTTACTCTATGCTGATGCCATGAACGATGTAAGTGTGATTAGAAATGCAGATGAAATGTATGGAGCTAAAGTCGAATAAAAAGATATTAACTTACAGGCATATATCATCAGCAACAGGAGAAATTGTTAGATATATCAAAGACAGAAGAACAAATAAAGCAAAATCGTTAGTAACGAGATGGCCTAAACTAAACCGACTAACAATGGGGGGTATAGAGCCAAATGCAATATATACAATTGCCGGAATTTCTGGCAGTGGTAAAAGTTCATTTGTGAATTCGTTAGAAACTGATCTAATAGATCTAAATCAGGATGAATCAACAATCGTATTATCGTTTTCATTTGAGATGTTAGCGAGTAAGCAAGTTGGTAGAAAATTATCCTACAAACTCAAAAAAACCACTACTGAATTATATAGTGCGGCCGAATCAGGCCCTATATCAGAAGCGGACATTGCCAGTGTAGAATCAGAAGCAAAGGAGATAGTAAACTATCCGATTTACTATGTAGACACACCAGGGAATGTACAAGAGATTGCAAATACTATTAGTTTCTTTCAGGAGACGCTAGCCAAAGGAAAATGGCTAGTTGTTATAATAGACCATACATTACTAATTAAAGGTAGTGGTACTGGTGGAGAAAGAGAAATAATAGTAGATTTAGAGAAAACACTTATGGAGGCTAAGAAAATTGGCAAAACCTCCATTATTCAGATATCGCAAATGAACAGAAACATTGAAAGTCCAGAGAGGATAAACAATAGTTCATTGCATTACCCACAACGCTCAGACTTATCGTCAAGTGATGCAGTATTTCAAGGTTCAGATTACGTAATAGTAATACACCGCCCCGAAATACTAGGAATCCTATCTTATGGATTTCAAAACCTCCCTGTAAGAGACTGCATATACCTACACATAATAAAGAATAGAGAGGGGGAAGTTAAAATACTTAAGTTCATAAACGACTTAAAATATAATAACTTAAAAGAATCTGAAGAAGAAGAACAAAAAGCGCCAGAGACACAATTAGAAATTAAAATTTAAAAATTACCAGGATGACAAATAAATCAACTTTCGCAGTACAATTGCCAACGATCGCTCAAGACAAAAACGGTTATTACAAATCACAGTTTGTAAAAAACATCACCACAAAATACCCATGGTTAACCATTGCCGGTATGGATGCCCCTTTCACATTGAAATCGGGTCGTGAGCTACGAGGAATTGAATATGCCGGACCAACAGAATTGTTGACTTTCGGAACCGCGAAAAACCACGATATTAACTGGGTAAAAGATCCTAACTACGCATGTGGCAAAGGTTACAATCCAGTATACAATCTGTTAAAAGATTGGAATAAAATCGAATCAGAACTTGCCGCATTCGCAGCAGCTCGCAAACCTGCACCAAAATATGTAACTCGTGAAACCGGTTCATCATTCTACACAGGAGGCCAAAAGGTAGAAGTTTTCGATAACTTCTTCAAAATTGGTTTGAACATTATCCCTCGCACCAAAGCGAACAGTAATGTTTACACATCAGCTCAATTGGAAACAATCAAAACGCTGGTGATCACAATCAAAAACTTGTACTAATCTTCGGATGAAATACAAATGACAGAGCCGTGAATAATTAACAAATCATATCACCACTTATCAAATCTTATCAAAATACAAATCACAGTAGCGTCAGAATATACATAAAAATATATGATTACACTACCAACGATAAAAAGCACTCCGAAAATATCAAATCCAAAATTTTTCGTGTACTTTGGGAAACCTAAGTCAGGAAAGACTACAATCGCGGCTGCTTTAGAAAATAACCTTATAATTGACCTCGAAAACGGGACAGATTTCTTATCAGCAATGGTAGTGAAGGCTGCAAATATAACAGAACTTTCTGAAACAGCCGCATCAATTGCAACAGCAAATAAAGCAGCTGGCAAATATATCTATAACTATGTAACCATTGACAATGGAACTAAGTTGGAAGAAATGATTATGCCGCTTGCTTTAAAACTTTACCAAGAAACTCCACAAGGAAAGAACTACAACGATGACGTTAGAAAACTTCCAAATGGAGCTGGATGGCTTTTCGTAAGAGAGGCCTTCTTTAAGGTTATAGACATGTTTAAAACACTATCCCCTACATTAATATTGATTTGCCACGTTAAGGACGCAATGATCAATAAGGACGGAAAAGAATTAAGCGAAATGTCTATAGACTTATCAGGTAAAACAGCAAGGCTAGTAGCAGCTGATGCTGACGCAATAGGATTTCTTTATAGAATGAAGAATCAAACGATTTTGAATTTCAATGGAGGAGGAGACTTTATAGTAGAGGCCAGACAGCCTCACATAAGGGGACAAGAAATAGTGATCGCTGAATCCGACGAGGACAACAGAATCACAACCTTTTGGGACAGGGTATTTTTACCAGATAACGATTAACAGAGAAGAAGATGATATTTAGTACAGATAGTGCTTTTAAGATAGAAACTAAAGATGTTTCATACTTAGAAGGAGGTATACATGAAGATGTAAGCCTAGTAGGAGTTAGACAGGAAAGAAGTGCAAACGGAAATTTATTTCTAGAATTCGCGTTCGATAAGAACGGAGCACAGTTAACTCACACTGAATATGAACCAACAAAAAGAGCTGATCAGTCTACCGAGGAATTAGAAGCGAAAGCCAATAACCAAGTTAGAAGAATACTTCAGATCTTACAAGTTTGGTATACAAAAGAACAATTAAGCAGCTTTAGCGCCGAATCATTTGACCAATTTGGTAAATGGGTAAAAGGAATGCTAGATGCAACAGACAAATCAAAGAAAGTTAGACTAAAAGTCGTATATGGCAATACGGGATACACATCACTCCCAAAATACGCCAAATACACATTTATCGAAAGCATGGAAATCCCAGCTAGCGAATCAAAAGTGAAAGACTTAAAGATTGACGTTTTCGTTAGACCAGAAATGGGGGACGTAGAACAAACTACCAAATCAGCAGCCGCTACATTTGGAGCAACTTCAAACAGTCCATTCTAATAAGTAATTGAAATGTTTAACACAGACATTATATTAGAAACGCAGCCCAAGCGATTAGAATTTTCGGATATATTGGACAAGGTATCGGAATACGATATTTTTAAACGGTACATTGGAGATTTTAAAATTGGGAAATCATATAATAGTCCATTGAGGGAAGATCCAAGTCCCTCATTTGGAATATTTGTGAGCAATAGAGACGGAACTTTACTATATAAAGATCTTGCAAATGGAGAATGCGGAAGCGTATTTAAGTTTGTAAAGAAACTAAGAGGTTACACAACATACAAAGAAACTTTAGAGGAAATCCAAAAGGAAATGAATCTAGACCAAATTCAGATACGGGTAACTAGACGAACATTCGCAAGTAGGCCAACTGAGATAAAAGTAGTTAGAAGACCATTTAGTGAAAAAGATTTACTATTCTGGAAACAGTTTGGTATATCTAAAGAAACTTTAGAAGAGTACAATGTAAATGCTCTATCTAGATTTCTAGTAAATGGAGAAGTTAAAGGCAAATACGAATCAGACAATCCAATTTACAGTTATAAAGTGTTTAACAAATTTAAGATATACAGGCCATTAGCAAAGAAATTTGACAAATGGCGAGGAAACTTAAGCAATTTAGATATTCAGGGGTATGAACAATTGTCAGAAAATGGCGATCTATTAATAATCACCAAAAGTTTAAAGGATGTTATGACACTGCATGAAATGGGGTATGAGGCAATAGCTCCACCGAGCGAAAGCGCAATCATATCTACAATCGCAATAGACACTATAAAAGGGAGATTCAAAAGAATTGTAATATTTTATGATAGAGACAAAACTGGAATGCAATTTACTAGAAAACTAGCAAAAGAGTATAATCTAGACTTCGTTTTTATCAATAAGAAGTACAAAACAAAAGATATTAGTGATTTAGTGAAAAAGGTAGGATATGCGAAAGCAGCAAATATCTTTGAACAAATGATTAATTAAATAACGGAAGGCTAATGCCCACATTGGTACATGGAGATCTAGAAATAGATAGTATGCGAGTTCAAATCTCGCTTAGCCGACAATTAAAAACAAGAAAACATGAATTTCAAAAAAATGAATCCGCCGGTACAGACTGGCATAAACACAATAGATATGCTTCCAAAGAACACGGAGTTTCATATTTCTGAAGTTAAGCCTGGAATTCCATGCATATTAATGAATGGAAAGGTATGTAACTTAAACGGAATAGCATATAGAAATGAAGAATTTCAAGAAACATTCGCTCCACTTACTGACAGACTACTAGATTGCAAATGTATAGCATTTGGAAAGATAGTAGATAAGGATGTATTGATAGGAGTAGATGATGAACTGGATTTCGATTTCGAAACAAAATTAGCACGGGCAACAGTATCAGCAGTAAATATGCCAAACTGTGAAATAATCGTAGAAGACATTTTTATGTTAATATCAAAGGATACTATGTTTAAACACAGATTTTTAATGACAAAGGGAATGTTAGCAGGAATCGCAATAACGAATCCAGACGTTCCAGTAAGCATGCAGAAAACAATGATAGCTACAGATGCTAACAAAAAGGAAATAATAGATTTCGTATTAGCTGGAGCAAAAAATAGAGCAATGACAGCGTTCTATCCAAGTGATGGAAGATATGTAGAAGGAGCAAGCAAGTTAAATACTTGTCAATGTTTTTATGTAGATCCATATGAAATCTTTACAGAAGAAATAGTAGAGTATACATCAAGAGAGTCTATGGCTTATCCTGATAATGCGAAAACTCAGATTTTAAATACCATCGATGTTGAATACAATGCAACAAAGATAGAATTATCATATACTAACAAAAAGAAGTCGTCGAACAAACTACTACTGAAACTTATAGAAGACAAAAAAGTAAGTAAAGTATCCTTTAGAGGAGTAGAAATTGACGGAACTATCAAATACACCACACCCCTATGATCACAGAAGATCAAAGACAGATAGACAAAAAAGCTCAGAATGAATTCAATTACAGAATCTTTGAAGAAAAAGATGTATGGACATGGAATATATTCAACAAAGCCAGAGCAGCTAGCCCAATACTTGCGAGATATTTCGACCTAATTGAGAAATTAATAAGTGTCGGAACTATAGGAAATGAAGATTTGGATAGATTTTATAAAACAAAAGACAGCGAAAGCAAATCAATTGAAATCGTAAAATCTAAATCAATCAGCGCCCTAGTAGGAAAGGCAGAAAATTGCAAATTAAAGAAACGCGTCATAGCCAATACGAGAGTAAAGGCGGAATACGTAAAAGAAGGAAACTTCAATTTCTTCAAAAGTGAATACTCAGAAGATGCAGGAAAATTGGTTTTTACTGCGCTAAATAGATCTCAAATGGAGAAAAATATAGCAAAACGAAAACTAGCAGTAATTGCTGGATGCGTTGACAGATCAGGAACGATAATGAGTGCATTAGAATCTGTAGATGAACAAAAAGATTTCGACAGAGATACGTTCCTATACTCCTTCTATTATATGGGAGAGGCATTACAAAAATTGTTCACAAAAGACACAAGCGGAAAAGGATATAAATTTTGGCAAAGTGCGAAGAACATGGAAAATGTCCTAAGAACGGCACATCCATTTTACACTCCAAAAACTGAAAAATCAATCTTAAACGAAGCAATCATAATATCGTCAGCTTTTGATTTATACGAAGTATCGTTAAACCAATCTATATCTAAAACATTTGATATGGTTGATAGAGATAGAATTTCAGTAGAGTTAAACACAAAGATTGAAAAAATAGAATCAGTTAATCCAGTAAGTGGATTCGTTTCAATAAGAAATACGCGAATAAAGTCAGAAATTGCACAATTATCTGATTCAGAAATTGAGAAAGTGGTTAAAGACTTTTCGGAAACAAATAAATTCTTCGAAGACTTATCAGCGTTGATAAGAATAGAGGAAGACAGAGTAAATTCAAAATCAAAAGCTTCAGTTAAACTGGTATCAGGTGATGAGATCGTGGCATTATATAATGTATCTTCCTACAAAGGAACGGCTGCGTTAGATAATCCAGAACTACAGTACGCGAAATCAGGAGAGAAAGAAGGAACATTATTCAACTCATGTATGAGAGGGGCTTCTGTAAAGAACAGAATTAAGTTCTATGCAGAAAACGATCACTTCATAAAAATGCTAGCACTAACAACAGGAGATGGTAAATATCTAATGGGAAGAGCTGTAGTATGGTATGAAAAATCAACCGAAAAACACTACGTAGATAGAATGTTCACGAATTGTGATGCATCAGCAGAGAAAATGATTACGTTTGTAAACGAGAACGAAAATTTCTTCTTTATAAACTCGTCAGGAGTATCTAAATCTATAATGAAATCAGGGAAGTTATTATCTAATTTTCTAATTGAATTCAATGGAGTAAAATCTACAAACCAAAATCCGCCATATTTTGATACAATGAGCACAAGCTTATATGTAAAAAACAACAAATTATTTATTGGTCGCCCAGAGGATTCAAAAACAATGGAAACTATAATGAAGAAAGATGTTCTTTATTATACATCAAAAAGCTTCAATAGAATACCACTCGTAATTAAAAAAGACCTAACAAAAGGAGATGAAGAGATATGCCAAGTATGCAGAAAAATAATAAAAGATAGCGCTTTTAAGTTTGGGGAAAATTATATATGTGCAAATCATATAACAATAGCTTCAGATGGAGAAATTCTAGCAGAAAACCAAGGGAATGTTTATACATTAGGAGATAATCAGGCACAAAAAACTTATATAGCAAATATATTAACGTGTTCAAATATAAGACATTTTAAACCAGAGGCCACTACTAAGATAGAACGAAAAAATAGTCATTTCCAGGGAGCGGGAGCATGCACAATAATTATAGATGCAACAACAAAAAGGCAATCGAAATACTACGAAGGATTAAAAGTAGATATAAAAGCAGTTCCATTGCAAAAAGAAAAAAAGATAGAACAAGGAAACTCGTTCTTATTTAAAAATGCAAGAGAGGAAAACGATTTTGTAGAATTTGGTAATTATTATTCACTAAAAGATACAGAAAATTTATATTTCGATCCAAAAACAATAAAAATGATCAATGTAGAACCAATAACATTGGCGATACCAGCAAATCCAACAGACTCTCAATTGGAAATAACAAAAGAGTGTTTAAAACATGTGGCAATCCTAAAATGCGACAGTTCTAATTATAAAATATTAGAAGAGAAGAAGGAATTTGTAAAAGAATTAACAAAATTGATGAAAAGCTCAGAAAGCTTAAAAGACAATCCAATTAATTTAGATCAATCTTTATCAATTTCAGACGCGTCAAGAAATTGGAGTGGAGAATTTGGATACGGAAAAATAAAAGCAGTAGAAGTTGATGGAGAAATAAAAAGAATGAAATTTATGTCAACCCAAAGATTCGCCAATTATGGAGAATTGAAAGCTTGGCCATTAAATATTCCAGTTAACTGTATTGACATTTCAAACACAAAGGCCGAACAAGAATACGAAAGATTATTAAAAATGATAGCATGATAGATTCAAAATTATTAGTAAAATTAGTCTCAGTGCAATCATCTTTCGATGCAGACGAAGAAATCAATGAATTTATTATTAACATAATAACTTCTATAGATAAAAATATCCTAATCCAGAAAGATGCATATGGAAACATATACGCAACAAAAGGAAAAGGAGAAAATGGCTTCAAATGCATAGTAGCTCACACAGATACAGTTCATTCGATTAAAAAGAATAGAAAGGTATATGTTCATGGAAATACATTGTTTGCAATGGCTTCAAATGAATATGTGGGAGCTAAAGTAGTTCAAACGGGTATTGGTGGGGACGATCGATCAGGAATCTATACATGTATAAAAGCATTACAGGATTTTGATAACGTAAAATCAGTATTTTTCAGATTTGAGGAAAGTGGATGTAAGGGATCAAATGCCTCAAATATTTCATTTTTCAATGATTGTAATTTTGTCGTGCAATGCGACAGAAAGGGAAACTCTGATTTTATCACACATACAAATGGAATATCAGTAGCAAGCCAAGAATTTACAGACACAATGCTAGAAATAGGATTGAAATATGGATATTCAAAAGCGATAGGAACGTCTACTGATGTTGGTACGTTAAAAAGAAGAGGCCTTCCGGTTTCGGCATGTAATATGTCGGCAGGATATTGGAATCCTCATACTTCCACAGAAACCATTGACATGGAAGACTTAGATAAATGTTATAGATTCGTGTCAGAAATGTTTACGACTCATGGAAATACTAAGTTTGCACATGAACATGTCGTTCCTACATACACAGTAAGGTCGACAGCCAAGAAAGCTAAAAAAGCATTTACTAATTCAATTACAAGAAACTTCTTCTCAATGGATGCAGCAAATCTAATAGTTGAGATGGCAGAAACAAACTTAACGAAATTAATAGAAATAGGAAATTCAAGAATGTTTAAACCAATTGGAGGAGATGTAGTATTTCTTGATGATGAAGAGTGTCCAATATGTGGAGAAAAAGATACACTGATTTTTGCAACGTATGATGGAATGTTCTATTGCTCAGCAAAACAACATAACGCATACATAGAAGACGCAGGGGTATACAAAAACTGTTTAATAGAAGATGCAGGAATAGTTTTCGCTTATGACAGGATAAATGACGTATGGATATACGAAATAGATTCTGAATGGAGCGATGAATTAGGATCGTACTTTAAAAAATAAAAATATTATTTCTTGAGCGAGGAATGATTTAAGGGTAGCTCGAGTAAATTATTAGGGAGAGTGCTACCGCAAAGTAGAGAAAACAATAGAGATTAAATTAATCTCGAAAGTGAGTAAGGAAACAAGCTGAGCAAAGAAGCTATATAGAGGTTCGAGGGTAATATTGAGCTAGAAAATCCATGTTGGATCGAAAGCAACAAGGTATGAGAGTAAAAGCACCATTAGTTAATAATTTATTCAAAATAAAAATAGCCAATTCAAAACCGTGAGGCAATGAATTGGCTATTTTTTTTCATATTTAATGCAAAATAGATGAAAATCGACATAGAGTATTATTCAGACAGATCCAGAGTAAATCATAGTTTAATCAAAGCGTTTGAAGAATCGCCAAGATTTGCAAAAGATATTATGGACGGAAAGATACCAGACAAGCCATCAGTAGCCATGAAGAATGGAACAATGGTTCATATGTATCTATTACAACATGCTGAATTTAAGAAGAAATACAAAATACTAGACTTCTCAATACCAACTTCTGCACAACAGAAGAAGTTCTGTGAAGATTATGTCAATAGCAAGGCCACTACGGTCATTTTAAAGGCCACAGAGGCACTTAAAGCTAATTATGTAACAACTAGTAAGAACGAAGATGAAACTGCCGCAAAAGCGCTAGAAATGGCCTTAAAACTTAAGCCTTATATTAAATGGCTAAAGTCAAGCAACGCAGAGGAAGAGACAATATCATGGGCTAAATTATCGGCCTTAAAACTAACAAAAGAGAAACTTCAATTGCACAAGAAAGCAAATGAATTACTTTTCAAAAATGACAATTCGCCAGGAGTAATAACTCATAACGAATTTCATATAAATTGGGAAATAGAAGTCAGAAAGGGTTCTATAATACCATGCAAATCATTAATAGATAGATTGATAATTGATCATGACTCAAAGAAGGTAACACTAATAGATTTAAAAACTACAGTAAGTGTTAGTAAATTCAAAGACTCTTTTAAAGAGTATAGTTATGGTACTCAAATGGCCTATTACTGGATGGCAATATATTGGTATTTTAAAAATGAACTTAAATTAGATATCGAGGAATATAAACACTCAACATATATTGTAGCAATACAAAATGATGGAGCAACATGCAAGGTATTTGAAATAGATGACGACACAATTATAACAAACATAGACAAACTAACTCAAATAATAACACAAATGGATTGGCATTTTAGCAATAATTTATGGGATTACAGTAAAGAGTATTATGAAGGTGATGGCGCAGAGCTATTACTTTATGATAACACGTGAAAGAATAAATAACTCTTTACTATTTTTACTGCCGCTAGTTTCAAAAGAAAGTGAGAAATGGCAATCATATCTAGGACCAGGAAATTTTACAAAACAAGAGACTTCATTTATAAATGGATTCTCAAGTGATATAAATAAACCATGGCTAGATGAGCATATATTTTTAGTATTTGATTCAGGAATTAGAAAAGAGTTTGATTTATCATTTATAGAAAAAAATGATAATTTTACCTCTATGTATAATTATAGAATTAAAAATAAGTTCTATACAATATATGCATTAAAAGTACCTATAGAATACAGAAAATCATTCGAATTGATAAAACAAGGAAGATGTAATAAGATTGATGGAAAGCTAAAGTCAAAAATGACAAGTTTTTGGTCAGCACAGTCAAATGGATACTTATCAATGAATATACATTCAAACGATAACAGAATACTAGATATATCAAATGACATTATCGACGAAAAGGACTATATAGAGTCACACGGAGTAACAATAGCAAAAGAGTACCTAGAAAAATACCCTACTCAGACAGATGCTGAATAGGGTACGCTTTCTATGATTTTTTTCTTTGCTTGACTAGTTTACTTTCACATATAGCGACGGTTTCTAGTATGAGGAGTTTGAACTTACCGACGACTGAGTTTGAACTGGAATCTCTGGCTTTGCTCCGAACAATGGGGTCATTTTATTTATTCTGTTAACTATACCATATGCTGGACCTTCTGCTTTTAACATATAGTCACGCTTAGTTTTATAGTCAGCTTTTTCTATATTCTCGTAGTATCCTTTATACCCTGGAATAAGCTTTATTATTGACTTTTCAATTTTAGGCATATCCTTATATTTACCACTTCTAACCGGTTTCATATAGTCTCCATCTATTAACATGCCGTATATATCGGACATCTCATTTAATTGATTCTGAGCTGCTGTAGGACTTTGTAAAATACTGCTTAAGTCAGCAGGAGAATACATAGCATTTTGTTCGTAAAGAGCTCTCATCATAAATGTATAAGCTAATTCTAATGCCATATCGTCAGGTTCCTCGTCATGCATATTTCCTAGAATAACAGTAGCCATTGCAAATATAAACATTGATGCAATTTCACCAGTAGTTCTAACGGCATTTGCATATTCAGCTTGACCCATTTCGTTCATCATTTGATTAGTTTTTTGAAACCTTCCAGATAGATAGCCGAATAGAATTTTAGCAGAATCTGTAAATCCAGTTCTGTATTGGCCAACTTCCATTCTTTCCTTTCTGTAGCTATACATCTGACCTCCAAGTCTTTCTTGGAATGCATTTACTAACCATCCACGGTGCATCATCAAAGCACTTGCAAATGCGTTAACATTTATAGCATTCTTATCAGAAGGAGCAAGCATACCATCTAATCTATTACCCATGTCCATTGATTGTAGCGTAATGGAAGATATTAGCTTATAGTTAAAAGCGTCTTTGTATTCATCCTTTATGACTAACTCTCCTTTATCTGTTGAAGATAGAACATCATATAAATTTACTTTTAATGCATCGTGTAGTTGAATAGCTTCCTTCCTATTAATCTTTCCAGGGTAATTCTTATTGATAAATGATTCTAAGCTTACAAATTCTCCATTATGGTATTTGTATCCCATTAGCATTGCAGTTAACATCTTAGATTTAACCATGAAGTCACCAGCAGAGTATGGTCCATATAGCCAGTGCTCCTTAATAAAACTTAAAGCTTTTACTCCGTTAATATCCTTTACTGATTCAACTTCCGAATTTGAAGTTTGAAAGAATCTCATCAGTGTAGAAGTCTTATCAGTATGCCTATCTGAAGTCAGTGTAGCCAATAGATATGGCATTCTTTTCCCTATTTCCCAATTAGCTCTAAGCAAATTTGTTTTATTGATTAAAGAGCCAATAGTAGATTCTACCATTAAAGCATGTTCCGATTGAGTATAATTAGCTGCAATTGCCATAGTATTAAAACCTAAATTGACAGCCCTAAACCAAGGAAGAAATACACCTTTTACTAGTTTCCCTATATCAAATTTTATTCCAGTTAGAGGTATACCTACCATCATCTTAGTAGACTCTACTCCATACACTTCTCTTTCTATAATTCCTTTAGCTCTAGATGATAGATGAGTTTCCCCAGCTTTTTTCATTACTCTATCAGTACTCTTTTTAAGGCCGATAGCAGATCTAACGTCATCAGATAGACTTCTCCATCTAGCTCCAGCATTATCTCTTTCAAGCTTATCTGCATTAGCTAATGATTCCTTATTTGATATAACAGTATTATCCATACCTGCCTGAAGTATCTTTATTGCTGGCAAAGCTTCAGATAAGTGTTTAAAGTTAGCGGCTTCTTGATAATAGATAGCATACATGTGAATCATATCCTTTGATATAGAGTTTGTATTCCCTAATGTAGATCTATATGAAGTAGGGATGTATTTAATTGGACTACCATCGGGTCTATATTCTTTCGGTTTTTCACCAAACTGGATATCATCAACTCTAGGTTGGCCAATAGATTTTATTCTCTCAAGTAAACTCTTTCCGCTATCAGTACGTCTAAACGCAGATAGTAATGAATGCTCAGCTATTTGAGGCATCTTTAAGTTGTTTGGCCTATTTATATAAGAGTAAAATGAATTAGCCTCAGTCATCATAGAAACTAAGGTATCATGAAACTCTTTTCTAGTTGGATCACTAACTAATTTGTTATATACTTTTGAATTGTCGTATAACTTCTTAGATGGCTGCATTCCGTTCTTAGCTAAATCATCATCATACTCTTTATTGACAAATTTAGACTCGTCATCTAAAACAGTCCAGGTTGAATTAGGAACTCCTTTCTTAATAAGGGTAGTATCTTTCGGCTCTATCATCATCCAGTATGATTTAGGAACCTCGTGACCCATTCTATCTTGGGTATGGTTATCCTTATACCATTGCTCCATTGCGGCCCATCCAGCTGTATCAGTTGGCGATATACTAGACATATCTGCTAATTTCTGCTTATACTCCCTAGTAGTTATCATTCTGGCCAAGCTAGAGAATTTAACTCCATCTGTAGCTACATTTTCATTCTTATTATTGGATAAGGTTTCATTTATCTCGTCTATAATAGATCTAACTGATCGTCCACCTTGTCTAGTCTCTTCCATCATATCAACATTGATACCCATTGTATCTTTGTTTTTAAAACGTTTTAAGATAGCCTGTTTTTTATCATATAGGTCTTGCCATTCAGGAGCTTGGTCAGCCTTTTCTATTTTAGCCAATTGCTCATAGAATTTCTCATCATACTCAACCTTTGTATTATCCTCTATCCACTGCAAGTACTTCTCAGGAGATAAATTCAATTTAACATTCTTTTTGGCATTCTCGAACGCTTCTACATTTGCTTTGTATTTTAGGTTACCGCTTATAGATTCATTGAAAGCTTTTATTTCGTTTGCTATCTTAAGGTCAGATTCTAGTTTTATATCTCCATTAGCGTATCTATCGCTGGATAAATATTCCTTAGTCTTTCTAGCGTCCCACAGAGCATACTTTTCAGATTTTGACATCCTAGAAGTATCTAAGTGTCCATCAGCATCCAAATAATCTCTAGATATTCTACTTATAGCATTATTTACTTGATCTAATGATTCATTTGTATCTATAGATAACTTAGCTCTAGCGTCGTAATATTCGGGAACAAACTTTCTAGCTACATGTTCATTTAAGAACTTATTAAGCTCTTTATTGTAGGCTATATATTCTGCATCATTAGTAGGCCTATCCATCTTTCCAGGAAGATTATACTTTTTAGCAAGTTCCTCTATTTTAGCTTCGTAATTAGCATTAAACTCTCCATATTTAAGAAAGTGAGTTATATATCCAGTAAACTTTCCATCCTTGTTTTTTTCATAGAACTGAGTGAATGATTTTACAGGACTTAACTTATTTATCTTATTATTTAATGCTACTAATTTAGCAACATAACCGCTTCTGCTTAATTCTAAATTTGCTGCATTCTTAGCATCGAGTATCTTTCTATCTAGAGCTCTAATTTGAACTAGTCTGGACTTAGCGGGGCTGCCAATAAATAATGACATTACAGATACGTCTTGATCTGACTCATATGCATTATCTATAACACTCTGCATAGATGAGTCACCAACTTGATTTGCTATCTTAGCTAGCTCTTGTCTATATACATACTTGACGATAGTATCATACTTAGCGGCCATCTTATCGAAGTCGTTATTAGTACCATTGACTAATCTATTCAAATCATCTATTTCTCTTGGAGTCATAGAGTTTGTTATGAAATTAGCTTCATCGACTAATAACTCATTTATCTTCTTTAGATTGGTTCTAAACATAGATAAGAAGTTCTCTCCAATTGACACTACATTAGCAGCATCAATCTCCTCTGCCTTATTAGACTGACCCATCATAGCATCAAGTCTTCTATTTACGTCAAACCCTTCATTATTTGCGTATTCGAGGAATCTAACTACCGCAGATGAATTGGATAGTTTATTTATATCTAATAGTAAGTCATCTAAAGCCTCTATTTCTGTAATAGTAGCAGTCTTATCACGCTTCAAGGAGCTAAGTCTTGACTGCAATCCAGTCATAATAGACTCTCTCTGTTTAGCTAAATCCTTTGCATGTTCAATTCTAGCTTCTACCGTAGGTCTTTGAAATAGTATATCACTACTCTTGGATATATGCTCATTGAACCCAACTAAGTCTGATTTCATTCCATGAGCCAAATCCCATAAGGTAGCTGGATCATTTTCAAATATCCAAGCTTTAACTAATTCTGAGTTATGTTCATTTAATGCAATAGAATTTACAAATCCTTCGACATCTCCATTATCAAGCATAAGATTGAACTCCGTCTCTGTATTTGTATTGGCTATTGAGTCAGCTACATTCAACATGGATCTAAATTCAGATTCAAGATTTACTATTTCAAAATAATCGCCTCTATCCACCGCATATCCTTTTTTGATCAATGAAGCCCAAACTCGTCTAGCTGCTTCATTTATATTGGATTTTCCAAGACCCTCGGATTTTAATGTTTTTCCTGAACTGGCAAGTTCCTTAGCAACAGCTAAATATGATGAAAGGCCGTATCCCTTTCCAACATACTCTTTATCAAGCTCTACGCCCGCCTGCCCTATAGTGCTAGAGATGCGACCATCATCACTAACTAATATGTGACCTATTAATTCATTATTAAGGCCTATTCCATAATCTGTAGCATCGTGATTGTCTGCATTGAATGGAAATATTGCAGCCTCTATCCCTGGAACAATTCCATCAGGATACGAGTCCATTAATTTAAGTCGTCCTTCTCCATTCCAAGCCCAATTACCTATGGCTTCAATAGATGTGCCAGGTTTGATTGAAACTATGTCGTTGGATGATTTACCTATAACCCCTTTAATGAGGTCTGTAAACGCCTTAAAATAGGCTTTAATGGCATTATATAGGCCACTATTGCTAGCTACTTTCTCTTGTATAAATAAATCTAGCGCTGCAAGTGTTATTTCATCATCACTAACGTCTTCGCCATATCTACTCGTTGCACTCTCTATAACCAGGCTATTGAGTTTAGCCTCAGACAGTAAATCGGATAGGATTTGTCTGCCCTCATCAGTCTCTTTTAATGAGTCTAGAAATGGGTGACCGAATATCTCATGTACAGCAGTAGATGCGTCAAATAGACCCTCTACTAAATATGCCTTCTTATTTGCTGAGTCATACATTCCTGGAGATCCTCCCCAATTTGCATGCATAGCAGCAGCTTCTTCTTGAGATATAACAGAAAACTCAATGCCAGTCCTATCTGATATATTCTTTGCTATAGAATAGACGATAGCCTTGGATTGATATCCGCTGATCTTAGACGCTTTTATTCTGAGACGATCAATTGCATTAAAAAGAGATTTAGAGGCCGTAGTGAAGCTCCTAGGGGCATTCTCGTTGATTATAGCGTCTGTATTAGACTTAGCGAACGCACTAGCAGCGTTATTTAACGATTCTGCAGCATCATTTGGCGATTGAAACTGTATTCTAGCTTGACCATCTCTTTCAACAATAGGTTTAACTATAAATAATCTCCATCCTTCTTTGGTTCTAGATTGAGACGGTTTGAGTATGAATTGATAATCAGTGCTTCTATTAAATGAAGCTTCTGCTTTTTTGCCGGCTGCATAATTGTCAAAGAACTTGATTTCTCCTTTATCATTGACTAGGTTTTTGTCTTTATACAGAGCTTCATTTCCAGCCAATGGAAGAACTTCTACATTTGAGCGTTGGAATTTTATAGTATCAGTTTCTTGCTTATTCTCTTCTATAAAATTTCGAAATCCATCGATATCGGATTTAGATCCAAGTATGTGAATTTGATCTGGATTATATAAAACAATTTCATCTACATCATCAATGTATGATAAATCAATATCTTTTGCCTCTGAATCTTTTTGAACTCTATTTACAGCATTCAATACGACTGGCATCTTAATGTCTCCATACATGTCGCTATCAGACAAATCTTTTGAAAAGTTCAATCCTTTTCCTCTACCACCTTTTTCATTAGATCCCTCAAATTCTAAACTAAATTTATCAAATTCACTATTAGTTCCATGATAAGCAATATATTTAACTTCACTTTCTGGAAATATATTATTTACGTATTGAGAATATAGCTGCTTACTTCCAATATTTAACAGCTCTGGATTTTGGCTAAATACAAAATCTACTCCATCCTTTACTAATTCGGAAGATTCCGACGTTAGTTGATCTAGAGTAGGCCATTCACTCGTATTATTTTCATCTTGCCATATACCCATTTTTGCTGCTAATACAGCTGGATGCATGTTAGATCCTTTTGCTAATGCCTGAAAATCAGGACTTTTAAGATTAATACAGTGTTTCATATTTATTATATGCCATAACAGGCTTTTAGTTTATCTAATTCTTCTTGTGACATATTGTTATAATCCTCTTGAGATATTCTAGGTAATCCTATAGATTCAAGTCCGCCATTTATAGCTTCTATTGAATTTTCAGATAATGCTATTTTATCTTCAGTCCATCCTTCAGATATTGGAATTTCCTTGTAGTCGTTAAAATATTCAGAATACGCCTTATTCTCATCCATATGTTTGTTGGTGTATTCCTCTACACGAGCTTTAAGTGCGTTTTTAGACACTATCTCATTGGAATTAGTGATTTGATCATTAGATTCTTCAGAGTTGATTAAATCATCTTTAAATGAATATCTATTGATTAAGTAATCTAATGCAGTTGCATGAGATGGCTCTCCAAGTTCTGTGTAATATAAGATTGGTTTATCTTTAAATTCGCCTGTCTTCAGCTTAGACAAAATCCAGCCTCTTCTTGATTTAAGTTCATCAACCCTTTCACTAAGCTCTGTTGGATGCCCAGTGCCTTCTTCTAGAAACGCACCGCCTCCGTAAATAATCCAGTCAATATACTTCTCAACCGCGTCTTTAGTACTGTCGGCTTTTATTAAATCTTTATTATTAGCAAGTATTCTAGCGTCAGGACTAAATGGATTTCCAAAATGTTCATCAGAGTTTTTTATTCTTGTTGATATTACATTTACTACATGTCCTCCAACTCGTATATACGGTTCTGTAGCATCTTTTAGATCAGCCCATTTAACTATTCTTACATTTTTGCTTTCGGTCTTAGCGCCTAATTTATCATATATGCTATCTACGGCCTTAAACTCTGTTTCTGATGCATTCTCATTAAATAGCGACTTTAGAGTGTCTGCATATAAATACAGAGCTGCTGCTATTTGTGATTCAGAATAACCATTATCATCAGATTGTATATCAGATAACATTTGGTAGGCATCAAAATCACCAGTAGACTTAGCTATGTTAGCATAGTTTATTACTTTATCGTACAAATCACCTACAGTATCGGTAACTTCTTTAGCCGCTGCATCACGTTTCTCAAATGATTCAAATGATGTAATTGGCCGAAATGTGCTAAATAAATTATAAGTTCTATCCATTTGCTCTATAGATAATCTTGCATTTTGATACGCTTCATTATATCTATTAAACAAATTTGGTATATGAGGAAGTAAAGTATCTTTACTTTCGAACACGGACTTATTTATAGAACCGTAAGCCATCACCTTATTGGCAGGTATTATTGATTTCTCTAGGCCAAATTCAACTACTGATTTACCAGCGACTTTCTCACTGGATTTATTTATAGCTGCATATACTGGCTTAGTAGTCCCAAATCCTTCATCTCCTTTTCTAACTACGCCTACTAATTCAAATAGGGTTACATCAGGTACAGAAGTACCATTATCGTAAGATACTTTAACAAATGGACTAAACATATTACCACCACCTCTCATTATACCTACTGGTCTAGCAAGATCATCTACAAAGAAGAGTGGTCTAGCCTTACCGTTGGAAGTGATTGCTGGTGAAGGAACTTGAGGTGCATTATATATTTTATTTACCCTAGTTCCAGTTATTTGAGTAGCCTGCATATCTAACCCTTGGTTCTCAGTTAGCTTAACATAAGGAACTAGGTCGTCATCATACCATCTATTAACAAATATACTTCTGATAGCTTCATTATATTCAAATGGTAATTCACCATTAGCAATATTTTTCATTCTATCTTTAATAAATTTCTCTAATCCTATATCAGTTCTAACGTCCTCTCCTAATTTTACTTGGTTTATTGCACCATTCTCTCCATTAGAGAAGAATTGATATAATATAAAGTCATTAGCAAATTTATTAACGTCCTCTATAGGGCTGTCCAATAGCTCTGCCCAATACTCTTTTAACATAGTAACGTAATTTGGGTCAGAATTGTTGGCACTGTCTGTAAGAATATGATCAGGTCTTTGATTGTACTCGTCTCTATTTGAGATAACATTTCCAGCTTCATCCTTAGTTTCAATATACCTAACTGTAGCTATATCTGGTTTAAGGTGATTGATAAATACGTTATTCTTTAAGCTTAAATACAATGAATTTTTGTCAGCCTTGGCTATTTTATCCTTTATTTTATATAGGCGTCTAGCCATTGAATCTGCTCCATAGAATAAGTCTTTTATTTCAACTCCCTGTTTATTAGCCCTATTGATAAAGAACTCTGACTTAATAAGTGAATCAGTAGCATCTGCAATAGACTCTACAGTCTCAGAGCTAAGTAGTTTTCTAGATCCTGTTAATGCTCCAGCCTTTTTAAGGAAGTTATACATTATTGGAGTAGTTCTAAAGAACATTGAATTGCCAATAGAATTTGACATTGTAATAGCATTCTTCAATTTAGCTCCAAGGAACGTTTTAGAATAGAATTCAGGTAGATTCCTAAACACCCCAGATTTTCCCTTAGCAATAAGCTCATTAACGTTGTCATTATACATAGACATTGAAATAAGGGTGTTGCCCCACTTCTTACCATCTACTTGAGAGTACTTAACTAGCTCGGCCAATGCTTTAGAGAATGGAGCTAATTCCTCGAATGTTTCCATCATCATTATCTGATTATAGTTCCAGTCGAATGAATTTCTATCACCAGATATCTGGGAAACTAAAAAGTCATGACCAAATATATGCTCATTAGCCAGAATCTTTCTACCAAAATCATCTAAATTAGTTTCAATTGCATTCAATTTAGCTATCTTTTCATTAACAGGACCACCTTCCTTTCTAGCAGCATCAACAGCAGCGTTGATATAGGTTTGCTTAACCTCATTAATGGCTATTTGCTCCCTCTCATAGGCACTTAAAGTTTTAATTGAACCATATCTACCTTTTGTCAATAATACTGCAGCAGCGACGTCCTTAAGGATTGGTTGAGACAAGTAATAGAAAGTATCTTTTCCTAGTCCAGTTCTAAGCAATAACTCAGCAGTACTGTAAGTAAATGGATTCATATTCAAACGTATGATATATGGATCTTTAGCAATATCTACGAATGCATTGATCATGGCAGATAGCCAGTCAAGAATACGTTTACCATCTTTACCGTACACAAGTCCTAGATCCTTCATCCCGAATTTCTTAATAGGGCCTCTATCGAAGAACTCTAATTTAGCTACCTGGGTAAGAACATGGTGAGCATTTGCTAATGCCATTGGCCCAATACCACCTTTACCTCCAGCATACTCAGCTTTCTTTCTAGATTGATAAGCAGGAGTTACATGTTCAAATGGATATGTAGATCTAGATGCATTTGATAACTTGTCTATATCTTCTAATATACCACCTTTGCCTTTTAACTCGTCAGTAACAGTATCCAATGGCATCCTTGTTTCATGAGCATTAGATGGATCTGTTAATATGCCCATAAATAGATCTAATAGTCTATTCTGTAAAGCAGTAGTACTATTTGAGTGATAAGCATCTTCTCCATTCTTCCCAATTCTAGAATCGTCGAACTCTACTTTTCTAATAGCGCCTTCTGAATCAGTTTTGAAATTATATCTAGCTATATAAAGCTTATCAATATCAAAGTCAGAGCCGGTAAGTTTGGTGAACTCAGTAGGAAGAATTATAGTATCTTCTATATTTGCAGGTAAGACATCTACGATCTTAAGTGCTGACATTGATGATAGTCCTTGAGTTGGTACACGATACCCAATAGAAGATGGAGCTGAATCATTTCCAATTATTCCGTTAGATATTAACCAATCAACTTGCTTCGTAAAGCTAAGTTTTTTGATATCAGCGGGAATAACATCTTTGAATAAGTTTATAGAAACCACTGCATCCATAGATCCATCATCATTCAAGAATCTTAATCTATTTCCATTATTAATCTTGTAGCTTCCTTTATAGTTTGATTGACCAATACCTTTTGCCTTAGAAGTTCCGTCGTCTCTAAGCCCGAATGCAGTCATTTGAATAAACATTCCACCAGGAGTCTTTATATCAATAACATTCTTTCCAATCATAGAAGTGACTCTACTTTGAATCCATTTCCAGTCTTGCAACGCTTGTAACGATACAGGATTTTCTTTGGTATTGGATTTAAGTTTTGCTACAACATCATCAGGCATTTTAGATCTCTCAGCATCGGCAGAGAATAAATCTATAAGCTTCTGTTCGTTAAACTCATATACTCCAGTATCAGCATTCTTTACGAACCCTAATTCTTTTTCCATGTCTACAACACCTCTATCAGATAGAGCAACGTTTGTAGCTCTCCACGCCTCAAGGATTCTATTGCCAGTAGCACCTTTCTTCCCGTCGAGTATTATATTCTGATAAACTCTATCTCCAATAATATTAGACATAGCAGCCTTTGCAGGTTGAGTACCCAAAGACATCTCTGATTGATGGTGAGCGTCAGTAACTAACTGTTTTCTTAAGTATTTATACTCTTGGGTATCAGTAACCATATTTGACAAATCGGCCATCTCCGTATTAGATGCATCGGTATATATTTTAGACGCTTCTATATTACCTACTTTAACAGCAGTTTGGAAAGCAACCATGTCGATTGGCTTCGTTTTGCTATTCATAGTATCATATAGATGAGATAAATCTCCATTAGCCATGAATTTAAACAATGGGAACATTGCCATCTTGTCAAGCTTTGGAATATCCAAACCTCTCTCTGAATCAACCTTACTACCAAAGTAGATCATCTTCATCGGAGCCATAGCTAATTTAGCAACTTTGTTATACTGTTCATCATTATTAACCCATGATTGCTCTTTAGACTCTAGTAAATCAAAAGCCTCTTGCATATCAGGGTTCCAATCACCAAGCATTTCTTGCATATTTCTCCACATCTTAGGAGTTATATATACAGTAGCATCAGTTTCATCTATTCCATTCAATCCATATCCAGCAGAATTCTTTTCAGCTATCTTAGATCCAGCAATAAATTCCTCTTTAAATGACTTTTGAAGCATTTGAAGCCTATCTTCTTTAGCCTGGTCTCTAGATTCAGCAGGTAATGAATGATTTTCAATTAAGTCATGTAGATCGTATACATATAATTTTCCATGAGCAACTATAAGTTCATTTATCTCATTAGCCTTGAATCTATTCAATACCTTGTCGTATTCCCTACTGCCTACTATATTATCAGCTGCCTCAGCAGAAGTAAATGTAGTTACGCCTTGAAGGTTATGACCAATTGGCCATTCAGTTCTAAGGTTAGTACCAGTAGATAGCATAGATGATAGACGCTTAATCTTAGCATCGGTATCTTTGTAGAATGCAGGATCTTTAGAAAATAGCTTCTCAAATTCGATTACAGATATAATTTCATTTACTAAGTTTTCCGACAAAGCGTCTAAGATAGCAGCTTGTTCTCCATAGTTAGAGATCTTGTTTCCAGATACTGGGTCATAGCTACTAAGCAATGAATCCATTTCTGCGGATTTTCTAGATATGGAGCCTCTATCAAGTAGCTTATTTTTTATAGATCCAATAGTACCATTGTATTCAATAACCCCTATAGATCCAGCATATGCAACCTCCTTCTTTAGTGCACTCATTAATGATGCATTTATTACAGAGTTCATAACTTCGTAATCATTCAGCATCAATCTTTCTATATTGTCAAGTACATCGTCAAACGCTTGCTTATTTCCAGTATCTTCAGCTATATCTAAGTATGAGTTTAAACTTATATCTTTATTTATAACATCGGCTCCAAGTAATACAGCAGCAGATATATTTCCAAAGTATCTAAACCTAAGTCCATTTCCATGAGATATAGAGCCGTCTCTATTTGATTTATAGTGGTATACCTTTATAAGATCCTGGCCAGTTTTAAATTCTTGCCATGCATTCTTGATCGACATAAACTCAGCTCTCATATATTGAGATAACTGATTTTTAGCTTCAGAAGGGAAATCTATAGTAATATCAGCAACGTTTTTACCATCAGCTCCTTGCTTGATAAATCTAGAGTATACTATGGGCTGGTGAATTAACTCTACTCCAGAAACGAACATATACGTCTTCTTATCCGCCATAGTAGGAATAGTCATGTAATCGTTTGCTAAAGCAGACATTTTCATAACATAATCCTCAGCATCAGATATAGATAAGTAGTCGCGTCCTTTGTCTCTAGCTCCCTCTTCAGTAAGTTTAACAAATGTCTTTAAATCTATTCCTTTGGAGGTACCATCCTTTAATTGTCTTAAGACTCTAGATCCAGTACTAACTCCATTAGCGTTAACAAATCCACCTACATATGTAGTATTAATTAAATTATTAACTAATTCCGGATTAGTATTTAACTCTCTAACTGTATCAGATATAATATTGTTTTGAGATACTTGATAAAGCTTAGCTCCATCAGCACCAATAACAGTTGCCTCTACATATGATTTGTGAGATTTAGATTGAGCTACTGCAAGTCTTTCTGCAAACTTCTCATTCAGGAATATCTCTTTAACCTCTCTACGTATTTCGGACTTTCTATTCTTGGCAGATTTAAGTAGTTCTCCATTATTTTTTATTAATGACGACATTACATTATTGAACAAGATGCTCATACTGCCAGATTTAGTATCTGTTAGGTATTTTGTAAGTTCTGCAACCATTTCTGATGCAGTTCCTTTTTTACCTTGAAGCATGTAGTTTAATGTATCTCTATCAATAGCAATACCTACCATATTATATAGGTCTACTATTTCATCGAGTACGGCATTTCTATTTTCCTCTACGTTAAGATCAATCTGTTTAGTTTTATCTTTAGACGGTTTAGTCTGAGACAATAGTCCAGTTAAGTATCTATCTTTTATAGATTGAGCGTACTCTTTATTAAACGACTTATCTCCATTTTCATCGGTTGGAAACAACGATGGATTCTCAGCAAAAGATTGTCCCCACAGAGTAGGTAATTCTCTAGTAGCTCTTTCAACATCACTATCTCTAATTACGAATAGATTTCTTATATCATCCTTAGACTCAGCTATTTCCCTATATCCAATGTTTATAAATTGGTGACGCATACTGAACAACGATCCCCAGAACTGAGTAATAAATTGATCGGTTAACATCATCTTACCGGTCTTAGCATCTACCTTATTAAGTCTGCCTAGTAATAGTTTATAGAAAGGATCTACTTTTGATAAGCGGTCTATCTTCTCTATCATCATAGGAACTGTACTCATGTCGCTTAATTCGCTAATCATCTTATTCCATGAAGGAACAAATGGTACGAATGTAGGTATTCCAGTTAAAGGTTCTAACGATACAGTAGGTTTGCCATCTATCATCTCAGAGTTAGGCATAGTAGCTATAAACATCTTAACAGACGCCCTAGTATTATCAGCCTTAGATATTTCATAAGAGGCTTTAGAGTGATCAGCGGCCTCATCAGCTATTTGATTAGAATCGCTTTCTGTTCTGTTGTCTTCATCTACTTCTTTGATGTCCATTGCGGCCAAGAATTGATTTATCTTTGGCTTAAATATGTCTTCAAATCTTTCATCTATTTCAGTAAATAACGCAGACCTCGATTCGTTTGATTTATCAGCCGAAACTTTCTTTATCCAGGACTTAAGTGTACCCATATCTAGGTCGCTTATATCACCGATAGCAGCAACGTTATTCAATTGGAACATTGCATATACTAAAGAATCTCTAATTGCGAACAATTCAGAGTAAGTGCCTATATTTCTAAGCTTAAGTTCTTTGATTCCATATTCAGCACCTTCAGTATAAGCCTCTTTGAATCTATTTAAGCTAGATCTATCTACTTTTACGTCAGAGTAAGCGCCAAGTTGGATATCTTTAAATAATCTGTTTATGGTTCTAGGAGTCATACCCAAGAACCTTCTTGTTGTATTAGCGATTTTTCTAAAGAACTTTCTAATTCCTAGTACGTCAGATACGTGAGTAGGAGATAGCATCTGCTCTCTAAATAATTCAGCTAAGTGCTCTTCTATTTGTTTTTCAGTAGCGTTAGTTAACTCAGAGTTTGAGTTTCTGGCCAAACTGTATATTCTGTTTCTTTCAGATTGATTTAATAGCAATAACGATACCCTGTGGAATGCTTCGTGATACGCAGTACCTGCTTCGCCCTTATTCCATAATACTATAGATGACTCTGCCATAAGCCCCATAGCGCGTCTATCATGAGCTAATTTGATAATTTCGTCTCTAATATCGATTTCGTCCTCGTTTAATCCTAACTTGTCCATCAACCAAGCGGACTCTATATCAGAGTTCATCTCTTTGGTTACTGGACCATTAACTTCTTTTGGAGCTCCCTCTAGATCAAAATTCATCAGATCGTCAAACGAAGGAAGCTCGTCATAAGAATCTGGTGATATCTCACGCTCTACTGTAGGCTCTGTAACGAACGATTTATCTGGTTGAACAGAATCATTAATTGAGTTATTTACGACGCTCTCAGAGGCTCCTAGGCCCCTTAAACCACCATCTGACGACACTGGAGTACTAATACTATTCTTTGGAACTACATCATATGACTCCACGTGAAGATACGGATTGCCAAAAATACCATCAATAGCATCAGTTGTAATCTTACCGTTCTTTAGCATCCATGCAGCCCATGTTAAACTATTGACGTCTTCTTTAGTTATTGTAAATCCTTTTGCAAACTCAACTTTATCTATTCCAAGATTAGTTTCATTAAACAGATAGTCTAATTGAGGAAATAGTTGATTAACTCTTACTGGGGTACCCTCTATAGATAGGTGATTCTTCTCTAAGTTCCAGTGCATTCCACCAACTATGAAGTCTTTTATAATCTTAGCTCCAGATTCAGTTTTAGCTTGATCTAAAGTCATAGAGTCTTCTCCATATACAATAAACCTAGCAGCCGAGTCAGAGCTAATATAGAATTGTTTTGGAAGTAAATATTTACGCTCCTCTTCAGTTCTAGATTCTTGAACTATAGTCTTTTCGCCGAAGTTAATTAATTTATCTAACAATGAGAATGCAGATACACCAGTATCTAATTGCTTTCCTTTGTGACTGGTATATATACGTTCTGCATCAGATGCAGCTTTATTTATAACTAAGTCATATATTAAATCAATTACCTCTTGAGTCTCACGTTTAATTTGTTTTTGATTAACCTTAATTTCTCTCTTATCTTTTCTTACTGGAGTAGTTACGCTTATGAACGCATTACCTGAGTTACTCTCATCTTTAACATATGAAACGACATGTTGATCTGCATCCATAATGGCTCTATCTCCACGATCTCCTTTTCCAAGGTGCAATCCAATGGTTTCGCTAGACACTTCACTCCATACCACCTTACCGTCTTTCATTGGTAGCCCAAATCCAGGAACGTCAGCTATATTACGCTGTTCGTGTATAACGGACTGACCATCTACTAGAAGAGTTTTGATTTCTCCATCATTTACCTTTACTACAGAAGCTACAACCTTTACTTTTTTATCAGAAGGAAGCGTCTCATTAGATGCTATAGATTCTATTATTCCTCGTCTAAAGTTAGACAATGCAATAATTTCTTGCATACTCCTTACTGTAGCAGTATTAGCAGACGGGTCTGTAACCATAGCTACATAGTAACCCTTCATTGGGCCGCTCTTCTTATTTATGACAGCAATAATAGCCGCTTGATCATAAGTAGTTCTATGACCGGGTATAAACCCACCTATATTAGGATTCTTATCCTGCATAGTAAATTCAATCTCGGTGTCAACCAAGAAATCATTAGTAGCGAGTAATTTACCTAATTCTTCGTGTGATTTGACTCTTTGTCCATTTATACTTTTAGGTGCAACTGCATTAGCCGTAACGCCATAAAACATTCTACTGGCATACGCAAAGGTATTTCTACCTGCTTGCTTTTCAGTAGATATTGTTTCTTTAGTAGCTTTTTCTTCAGCCTCTACAGACTGTTCTCCTTTTGGTTCGGTCGGAGCTAGTGGTTCTTCTTGTACTTCTGGAGCAGGCTCTGGAGTTACATCAGATGATTCTGGAGTTTCCTTTGAACTAGTCTCTACATCTTCTTCTGGTAATACCTCTTTAATTGGTTCTTCTTGAACCTGCGGTGCCTCAGTAGATACAGGCTTAGTCTCTTCTGTTGGCTCAACCGATGAAGTTACCGTAGTTAACGGCTCCTCTGCTGGTGCCATTTCTAGCTCCGTAGCGGGTTCTTCATGAGTTCCTGGATGCGGAATACCATTTTCCTCTAAAACTGTCTTAGAATCGTCCTTAGAGGCCTTCTCAGCCTCCCGAGACTGCAAATTGTCTTCAGTCTCGTCCTCTGACTGTCTAGCAGCTCTATATTTATCTAAATAATCTAAAACTGTAGCAGTATGTTTAGCATCACTCATCTTTTTGAATGACTGCTCTCCGTTTGAATTTCTTTTAGATTCATAGCCAGATAAAGCATTAACAACGTCAGAATCGTATCTAGATCCTTCCTGAGCAGCTATTCCTGTTGATAGAGCAGTTTTACTCTCATTAGATGACTTAGCCATTGGAAGATCATTGAACTCTTCCTTAGGTATACTCATCACATCAGCAAATGAATTTATTCTATTATTTATAGACATAAGTCTTGATTTTAAATCAGACTTAAATTGCTTATTCTGTGGAGAGTTTACAGTTTTATCTTTTCTATCTATGTCATGAGCGTCACTAAGTTCTTTAAAGTTAATTAAAACCTCCGTTGCCTGCTTTTCCGCCATTAGAGAATGCAACTCCTGTTGAACATTTTTTGGTATAATAGCCTCACTCCCATCCTCTCTCCTACTATTTATTTGATTAAATGCAGATTGGAATGTAAAGTCAGATTCAAAGTCAGTCTTACTAGATTTATCAAGTATAGAATTAGATTCATCAACCTTTTTTACAGCATCCTCATATGCCGCACTATGGTCAACTATTAAAGAGGTGAGTAATTTATGATCTTCTGATCCATATTTTCCATTATTTTTAGCAAACTTAGTTACCTGTGGGCTATCTGCAACAGAAAGAACCTCTTTAGCGAATTTAGCTTCGTCTTGGAATTGTCTCTTTTTATATGGGTCTTTGTTATTAGCTGAAAGATTCTCTATATGATTTTCAACAGCATCGCCCATCCCCTTTGTAGCTGCGTTTACATAGAAATTAGCTTTAGTAATTCTTGATTCAGAGTCTATTTGAGCCCCAATACCTCCATCTATATAAGACTTTGCTCTATTCTCTCTAGAATTTTCCCTTATTTCCGTAGCGGTATGAAATGCAGTAAACGGAAGAGGCATAATAAGTCCCATATAGAATCCAGCCTTAGCATTCATCTCTAGTTGATCTTTATCATAGTAATTTTTGTCTACATTCTCTCCAAGTATCATTTTGATACCAGATATACCAGAATTAGTACCTTCTATCAATGACCCAATATATGAATCATATTCATTCATATGATTCTTTATATAGTTCTGACCATTTACGTATTGACCTGATTCTTCAAAAGCTTCACCTAAGGCATCTACAGTATGAGCTGCAGCTATCTTTGGAACTATCATAGCTCCATGTTGCATTATCTTTCCAATAGTTTTAGTGTACTTGCCTTCAGCCATTTCTATAGTTTTTGCAGCAAATTTAGCAGCCGCAGATGCTTCTGGTTTAGCAGCGAGCTCTATTGCCTTAGTAGCTCCACTTCCAAATGGGATAGACATAATCATAGACTCTGCAACATCAGTCCACATGAAAGCATCATTCTGCTTCATGTATTCTTTCAATTTCACGTCACCATTAGCTAATGCATCATTAGTTACTTTATCAGATGTCTTGATACGTCTAGATAATATACCTCTTTCTATAATAGCTCTAGTCTCTGTAGATAATGCTCCGTTTTCTTTTAACTCCTGTCTAGCTTTATTTACCTCGTCCCCACCAGCACCATCAGTTAATAATGGTTTTAATATCTTATCGTCCGATTGGTTATACAGCATATTGCTGTCGCCACCGCCATTCTTAGCTAGATACTCATTAACCTTAGTTCTATGATTATCATCAAGCTCCATCCAGTTTTCATGCTTACGTTGGTATGCATTTAAGGCTAAATTGGAACCAAAATTAACAGCGGTAATAGCACCCTTTATAAATGGGTTCTTAGATACCCCTGAGGCTGCACCTAAAGCCATTGACAGGCCTGTAGAAGCAAATTGAGTAGTTACATCGCCTGAAGATATACCTACCTGAGAAGGCATAGAAAACAGTATATTATCGTTCTGATTTTGCTTAACAAGGAATGCATTAGAAGCGTCTCCACGAGCTTTCTTTTGTCTCATGTGCCATGCAACGTCTTCTTCAGTTTTCATATCCTGAAGATTTATTTTATTCATAGCATTCAGATACCCATTTGTAGCACGCATGTCATATCCAGGACCTTTACCAAAAAGCTCTTCTGTTGATGGAAGCGCGTAGTTAGGAACGGGTTTGCCATCAGGTTGCATATATGGAGTGAATCCTTTTGGATACGCTTCTGCATTAGATGCGCCACTTCCAGATCTACTAACATTCCCTGCTAATGAATTATTTTCATCTACGCCAGTAATAGAATTTCCTAATTGATCTACAAAGTTACCAATACCATCTAATAAGCCAGCCTTATGAGCAGTCTTTTCAAATGATTCACCGGTGTTAAACATATTAGGACTAAACTTATCTCTAGCCTCTATATATTTCTTGATAGTACTATAATGTTTATCGAATGCAGGCCTAAGATCTGATTGAACTTGATCCCAAACTGGCATTCCATTTCCATCATCCATCTTATCTGGTCTTTTACTCCACTCATTATAAGCTAGAAGGGCTTCTTGCATAGTAGGGTCAGTCTTAATTACATCAGACATAGTTTCTATTCCGTCTCTAGCCTGACCTAATACTTCAACTTGCTCTCCAGCGGCTTTACTTATATGTGAATCATCAAATCCATTTGCAGTAGCTTTCCATGAGTCAGAGAAATAATTAGCCTTCCCAAATTGATCTATCTCATTTGCAGATTTAGCGGCGAATTTAACTGCATGTGAGCCAATATCAGACAAGGTTGCAGGAAAGTCAAATATCTGATTAAGGCCAGTATTTACAAAGTTTATGGTATTTTTAGCCCCTTCCTTCATTGAGTCAAACAAAGGAGTCTCAGATGGACCAGTAGTCAATGGATATGATTTTGGGCCTAACTTATTTTTGTATGCTTCAAACCAGTTATTCTGATTAACTTCCCATTGCTTCTGTTCTAAAGGATTAGTTGGAGCTTCAGTAGCTTTATCCTCTTTAGGAATAAGATTCGTATCTACTTTCCCAGCCTCGGCTGCTTTTAGTTTTTCAGCAACAGCTACATCAACTTTTCTAGCAATCTCTTTGTCTTGAGCCTCGGTATCTACCTCAGGAGCCTCTGGAGCAACCTTTTTGTAATTGCCGACGCTCAAATCACCTGCGCTCATAAGCATACCAGACCAAGAGGCTTCCCTCTTAGCATAGTCTGCCATTGCACCTGGAGTTATAATTCTTTTATCTATTTTTGGTCTCTTCATCAGAAATTGCTATATTATTTGTTTAATCCGTAATGAGCTGGATTAGCTATGAAATTTGGATTCTTTTGGTCTACTCTTGCAGCTTCATATCCAGGAGATGTAGATTCTGCTGGTATATTATACGTAGTTGGAATAACTAAGTATGTAACCGTTTTTGCTGGTTTTGCAGTAGCTCCAGTTCCTGTAGCAGGACTAACCTCTACTGTTTGTTCTGAAATCATACCACTCTTCTTTAGTGTAGAAATATCATAAGGAGTAAGTCCTGATTGAAGCGCAGATCCTTTATCTATGTATGCAGACCCATAGTTTTCTATATTGTCAGAATACTTAATTGCAGTAGAAGTAGGAGCGAATGATATTTTATTACTTAGTCTGCCAGAACTCATAAGAGTATTCATGGCGTGTACAGATTTATCTGTATGAGCACCAGTAGTTGTTAGTGGTAGCTTTTTATGTCTATCTACAAATGTTAGCTTCTCAGAACCTGGAACTGTGTATGTATTGGCTACTACGCCTCTTTGATTCTTTAATTGGAATGGAGTTCCTATACTAGTATTATACCATTGAGATATAAACGCTGGAGTCATTTTAGTTTTATAGGCCTCAGCTACCTGATCTTTAGTAAGTACTGGTTTAAGCTGTCTTCCTCCAATTGCTGTTGGATATTTATGTAAACTAACGTCTGCTGCTATCTGATTATCGAAATCTCCTTGCAGCCTAGAAACGGACTCGCGTGCATTAGACAACGCCTTTTCCTTTCCTGCTAACACATTCATTATGTTTGCTCTGGCGGCTGGATCTTCTGTTCTAGATAGAGTTATTTTAGCCTTAGCGACATCGCCTTCAAGTCTAGACGCATTTGAATTAGCAGTCCAATAACTTGCCCCTATAGATCCTAATGGGCCCCTAGTGTTAGCCTGAAGTTGACCATCTTTTCTAATTACCTGTTTTCCAATAGCTTCTAGATATGCGGTTCTTAAATTAGATTGCACTTGTCCTCCTAATAGGTTATTCTCCTCTTGAACTATAGAATACTGCTGAGGACTTTCTGCGCCTGAGTATGTAGGCCTATTAGCTCTAATCTTATCTCCTATATACTTATAGTCTAAGTGTTCCCTAGCTTTAGCTAAAGCATATATCTTGTCTTCTGCATATTTAAATTTATCTACGGATGGTTGTCCAGTAGAAGGATCTACAAGTACATTTCCTTTGGAGTCAGTACTGTAATAAGATTTAGGTATGTTTCCATCCTGTAAATCTTTTTCTACGGCTGCGTTTATAAATGGATGAGTAGCTAAATAGTCTTTTGTATTTGCTAGAACATTTTTTAAGTCAGTATCAGTAGTACCGCTAACTTCCCAATTACCAGTAGATAATGCTTTTTGATGAGTACCATCCTTTGGAAGATCTTTAAATATCTCTTCCTCTACTTTATCCCATCCTTCGTATTGAATATTACTTCCATCAAATACACCTTGAGCAGATGTATCATGAGCCCTAAGTTTATTCTTTTCATATTCACCCCATCTAGGGTCAGACTTCTTAGCCACTTCTCTCATATTAACAGCAGAGGTCATCAAAGCAGATGTAGTTGGATTATTCTTTAATCTCCTTACCATAGCCTTATATTCAGACTGTAGCGTAGGATCTTTCATTGCTTGGTCGCTATTAAACTTAGTATCAACAAAGTTCTTTATAGGTCCATAGATATCAGAGTCCCATTTAGCCTTATCTGCATCAGACATGGTGTTTAAGCTAGAGTAGTTAAGAGTAGTGTCATCCATTAACTTCTCATTCTCGTCTAGATTCTTCTGTGCTTTATCGGCAACTCTATATAAGTTCTCAAACTGAATAGGAACATACGTATTTATGAACTTAGCTTGTGCTGGATTATCGTATAAATTTATTCCCATTTTTATTTATTTGTAGGTTTTCTAATACCTGTTTTCTTTTTAAAAAATTTGCCAATATTTATATTATCTTGACCACCATACATCTTTGCTATAGAAGCATCTAATGAGGCTTTATCTGCGTCAGACATTGCAGTATTATATCTAGAGAATATTAATGATTTAAACATATCATCCTTACGTTGATTAGACATAAGTTGATTAGTTTGAATTCCTTCTGCCATTTGAGACAATCCAGTTCGCTTGATATTTCTAGCAGAGGCTTGATTTCTAGCATTAAGGTCATCTACTCTTCTTTGTTCGTTAGTATTAGCTCTAATATTTTCATTGGCGACTGCATTGTATTGATTCTTATAACCAATATTAGCGGTATTTGCTCTATCTTGTATATCAGACAATATATCTATAGATGGAGTTGCTGATCTGAATGCCATGCCTGCTCCAGTACTTGTATTTATAGATCTATTATTATATGCAGCTATTCTGCGTTGCTCTTCAGCATCTTTCATTGCTGGAGCCATATTGTATCTATTGTTAGTATTTAGATATTGCTCGTATACTGGCTTAGCAACATCAGCTGGACCCGAGAACATATTGTTCAATGCAGGTGCCATTGCAGATAGACTAGAAAATACATTCCCGTATCCTACTCCTGATACATCTATGCTAGGAGACGATGTAGGGCTAACTATATTATTAACTGTTGGTTTAGTACCAAATCCAGTCATAGTCGACGGAGCTTGCTTTCCTCCATTAAGTCCATAGTTAGATAGACTATAAGATGGGTCTATTTGAGACTGAGCAGTAGTTGCCGCAGGTGATCCAGCTACAGCATATTTAGCTGCCTGATCCTTATAAATCCTAAGGTTCTTAATTCCGTCCGTATACCCAGAACTCCCTCCAGTTTTGTAATTAGGATCTAGTTTATTCATTTGTCCAGTCCAATTCCCAGCCATTACCTCATCAACTGCTCCATTTTTAACACCAAAGTCAACATTTAGTCCCCATTTATCAAGAGCGGCTTTATTTGCAAAAGACACTCCTTGTCTAGCTATAGTTTGACCCTTAGCTACTGGAACTTGTATATCAATATAATCTCCCTCTGGAACACCAGTTACATCTACTTTAGGAATACCAACTGTACTTCCGCCTTGCATTACATCGGTAGATACTTTTTGTTTCTTAGATGAAGTAACTCCATCGTCATATCTAGGTAATTGTGAATTTGCTGGAATTCCTCCCTGTAGTTGTTGATTAAGCATGGTATTCATGTTAAGCAATTGAGCTTGCTTCGATATATTAAGTCTATTTAACTCAGCAGTTTTCTTATCTAATCCAGCAAGTTTTCTTTGTCCTTCTTTTGGCATTAGTATTTTATCGTTAATTGTTTGCATTTTTTCAGCTCTTGCTATAATATCAGCAGGAGTGCTATACCCTCCAGGTATTACGTATTTGTCATTCTTAGAATACACTGAACTACCTTCTGTTAAATTAGCTGGGACGACATCTGGATTATTAGGATTATATGTACCATCTACGGTTCCAATTCTACCAGTTGCTCCATCCATTACTCCTTCTCCGTTAGCAATTAATGCATTTGGATCATTAGAGTTTATTCCATTTGATTTAAACTTAGCAACGCCTTTATCAAATCCAGCTACTCTGCTGTTTGTAAAGTTCCTAGCGTTATATTTTCCAGCTATAGCAGTATTTGAGTTCCTGTTGGAATTCATTCTAGTATCTATATCAGCTTGAGTCTCCGCAGCTATTTGTTGCCCAGCCGCCTTATTAGCACCAAGCAATCCAACAACTCCTCCAACTACAGCTCCTGCTGCTGCTCCATATGGTCCAAATCCTGCACCCATTTGAGCAAACTTTCCAGCACTAGCTAATGTTCCACCTACTTTAGATGCGGTAGACGTAGCGTCTCCGCCACCAAACGATGTAACTAAATCACCTATTCCACTAGCAGCGGATGCTATTCCTCCAGGAGTAATTCCACCCATCGCGCTTCCAGCTACAGATTCTCCACCAGCTGCTACTCCATTTGACGCTATAGCAGTGTTTGTATTTGGATCAAAGTATTGAGCTCCGTATACTTGCTGCATTCCAGGCTTATTTAGCTTCATGTAACTATCTACATTAAAACCAGTAGTTCCTAGATCATATTTCTTTAAAAGTCTTTTAGAAGCAGTATTAGACTTCAATTTATTTATATTCTTATTCATATTATATCATTGAATATCTATATGTTGTTTCTATATAAGGCAATCTGAACGTATACCCATCATTGCTTTTAAATTCGTAATCGCATACCATGTACTTACCTCTAAGCCTGGATGCAAATAATGCTTTTGATTCAGGAATATTTACTATTGCGTATACATTATTCTCATCTCCATTATACGCCTCAACGGCGCCAATTGTTCCAGAGAAATCAGATCCTATTAGGTCTCCGTTTTGATAATGCTTAACAGCGAGATTTTGTTTTAGCCAAACCTGAGTACCAATAGTAACCGAATTATACGTATCTCCATCAATTATAATATCTCCTTCATTTATGGAGTCATCTTTGATTAATCTTATTGATTTTGCTTGTCCACCAGTATTGTATAAATACACTGTGCTAACACTGCCATTATCATGCTCTAATTTGATATAATATTGTTCTAAAGCCCAAAAAGAACATTCATCTCCAATATTTATATCAGAACCATACCTTATTCCGCTTGGCAAAGCCGTAAAATTAGATTCATTTGTAGCTCCTGTATTTGGGGAGTTCCAATTAAGGGTGCCGACTTCTTTAAGTTTTCCGCCAGCCTCACTTCCTCCTGAGTAAGTGATTAAGGTTTGCCATTCCTCTAGACTTGGAATATGCCAGCCAGAAGGGGCGATTCCTCTAGAATCTATAAAGGCATCCCAGCTATAAAGTCTACCGTGTTTTATAGTTTTTGACGACGATGAAGATATGTCTTCTGAGCTATCTCTAGGTATAGAAAACTTATAAGTATCTTCTCTACTATCTATAAATTCAACCTTATCTGTAGTGTACAATCTAGTTTTAAATTGCAATGGAACTATATTTTCAGTAGGATGAAAATCAGCAGAATATGATACATTGTCAAATGTTTTTGTAACTTCATAATCATCATTTATTAGAAATCTAATGAATGATCTATCTGGAGTATATGTATCTTTCATTCTATTATAGTCATTCTCTACATTATGAAGAAAACATTTACCGTCTGCATCAAATGAGTAATACGATCCCTTTAAATCAATATACCATTTAGGATCAGATGAGATAAATGATGAAAAAGCCTCTATGGCTTCTGAGTAGTTTAATGTGCTTAGCATATTATTCTATAGTAGAGGCATCCTTTATGCCGTAAAGAGATATCATAATCTCGTTATATTTCTTGTCGTATATGATAGGAATATTGTTTCCTTCTTCATTTATTGTAGATTTGCTATCATTCAATATCGATTGAACTCCTTTAAGCTTCGATAGAGCACCAATAGAGCCCCTGTAAGCGACGATCTCCGCCCTGTCTGAGTCATACCAGTAAAGAGTATTATCAGAGCTAGAAATGCCCCCTATGATGCCGTATTTAAATCCATTGCTTGTAGATATATAATCAAATCTAGTAAGTATTCCAGACGTCCCAAGTACCAATTCAGTAAGGTTATTATCTTTCATCAGTGATCGTTCGTTTACTGATAAAACTCCAAACGAATTATCTTGCCAGAAAAATAGCTTATTGTTGAATTTATACAAATTGGTCAGTCTACCAAATTCAGAGTCAACATCTATATAATTAGCAACTTTGAACTTAGTCCAACTGTCAGATAACTCATCATTAGTCTTAACCTCTGACGAATAAACTCTACAATCAAATGATTTATTTGACTCAGTACCTATTAATCTAGGGTAATACGACAATGCTGTAGGTTCCGCTGAGTACGCTGAGTTATATGCGTACTGAGGTAGCTCTTGAACTGATGTATATGTTCCTCCATATGAACCGGCTGGCATATATGATCCTGGATTCTTTTCTATATCTCCATTATAGCTACTAGCCACGTATGACTTAGAATTAACCAGGTGTAAGTTTATAGATGATTCTAATGGTATCATAGCACCTACGTGCTTAGCTTGAGCAGCAAGACATTCTTCAGTTACAAATAGGCCGCTATCCATTCCAGCATTACCCATCATAGGTTCTGTAGACCTGGTTATAGTATAGTCAAATATTCCTATGAAAGTGTCACCTCCAAATACATCAACGTTTGTCGCTTCTTCAGGGTTAATAGAATATCCAGTAGATATATATTCAGTAAATTGTCTATCAACTATAGATGATCCACCGTATATACTGCTATTCATCTTCTTCATATTCATTATATATGTAGAAAGAGTGGCCATCCCCATCTTATCAAGTCGCTTATGTTCAGTAGAGTAGTTAGAATTAGAGTATTCGTTTCTAACCGTATCTATGGATAACATATGAGGTATTGTATTCTCATTATTAACTGAAAATATTATTCCTTCTCCGTGATGTCCTGAAGCCTTTGTTCCAGATATAGCTAATACAGAGCTAGTATATACGTCATCTATTTCAGATTTAGCTCCATTAAAGTCCCTACAATCTCCAATAGTCAGTGAATATGATAGATTTAAATATTGTTTACCTCCGTTAGACACATATCTATCGGGTGTAATTAATCCAGCCTTTGTTTTTGGCAACGTATCTCCAGAGTATTCAAATGAATCTGCTTGAAACAGTCTTCTAGTATAATCTGATCCAAATGGATTAGAAGTAGTCTCTATAGTTTTATTTGTAATGTTCCTGCTGTTTTGGTATAGAAGCTTTATAGTCTTTGAGTCATTCTTAACATCGAATAGCCTTCTGAAGTATTTGAACGTTCCACCAATCAAACCACCTTCAATGCTAGCAGTATAGTAGGCTGGTGGTATATCACACATTGGTCTTCCGTTATCAAATGCAGCCGCATCGCTAAATACTCTTCCAGATCCACTTCTATACGAAGCTTGTTGATCTCCAGTTGATGTTACGTATGCTCCGCCAGTCGCAACATATCCCCTTGGGTACGTAATGTTATTTATTCCATCATTTAGCGTAGGTGGATATATATCAAGTTTCTCTGGAGCAGGTATTACTTTACATAAATCTAATGCTAAATTGTGATCAAAGCTTGGATTTATATTCTTCATATCCATTCCAAATAAACCAAACAAAGAAAAGAATGTTGTGTTATTCCTGTTCTTTGTATTTATATCAGCACCAAAATATAAAGAAGATGGGTTCCATTTACCGCCACCATAGAACGATAGTCTTTCGTGTAGCGGACTTCCGTAATATGAACTTCTTCCAGTATCTCCCCTAGCAGTTAATAATGTAGGTGGAGTTGATTTAGGGAATATTATGTCTACAGTTTCAAATGTAGGATTAGTAGTTATTCCTCTAATCTGTTCAGTAAAATCTACTCCGTAAAAAGAAGTTTCCGGGTTTATAAACAAGAAGTCAGTATTGCTTGCTCTATATGGAGATAATGCATGCTTAGTGAAGTCATATCTTACATTTCTTCCTCCACCAAAGTCATCGTATCCTACAAATTGAGTAGTATCGGCACCAGATCTTTCCCATACTATTGCATTAGGAAAGCCAAAGAAGCAACATTTATTGTCTGAAGTCCATGGAACCGCTATGTCGTTTGAGTTATATCCAGTCTCAAGTATTTCGTATACTGGGCCAAGTGACGAGTAGTTATATCCCATCGCAATAAATGGGTGTGGCATTATGCTTCCTTCTATCGGAGGAGTAAGATCACTATCGCCTATACTGTCATGGTACGTTCCAACTTTTTGGACCACCCCTTGAGACAATATAGTCTTATTGATTAAATCTCTCTTAGCTCTGACTATCTCTATCCTGCTAATATTAGAAGGTATATTATTAAAGTTAAATGATAATCCAAGCGGCTTTACTAATAGCTCTTGATTCTTTAACATTGTGATGTCGGAATATCCAAGGTTATCAGTTTCTTCTGGCATCTCAAATATACTTGAATTCCATTCAGAGTTGCTTACATATCCAGCCGGAAATCTAATATCTGCTATCCATTTTGCAGTAGTACTTCTTCCTTTAGAATCGTAAAATACAGCAGCGAACCTGTAAATCTCATCCCTTTGATAAGATTTAAAATTATTAGATAGATATGGATTAGCATAGTTTAGTGGACCTTCATGAACTGGTAGACCAAAATTAGTTATATCTGAATTACAATATGTACCATCGCTCTTAAATATGCGTACTGAGTCTATTTCTCTTTTTACGTCTCCAATCCTAGCAGTCCTATTGTCTATGAATCTAGCTGCATCTCCAGCTGGCTTAGTAATTCCAGGAGTGTTGCTCCAAAAATCTCCATATGATTCTACAAAGTATGTATTAGTAAACAAATAGCTTACGTTAACTCCAGATCCACCTAGATTACCGTTAGCGTCGTATATATCAGTAAGTGACGAATATTTATCTACAGTATATATTTCATCGTGTATTGAGTCATGCGTAGTCGGAACTGTACCTATAACTTCTGATGAATAAGTATTTGTTACAGAACCGTTTTTTATATGGCAATATCCGTTTATATCAAACTGATATGCTCTAGTATCATAGTATCCAGGTTCTCCAGGATTAGGCATATCCCAAGTATCTTCTTTAACGTTTCCTGCGAACAGAATATTGTCTTTAGATTCTAGATAATTAGGTTTAAATAGATAGCCCCCTATAGAAGCGAACTCCTGTACTGACAATTCTCCTATAGCACCAGATCCACTATCCTCTATTATTATAGAGGATCCTGAATTAGATTCAACTAGATCTAGCTCTTTAACTATGTGTATAACCGGAACTTCAGCATAATTATAATAGTATACTGATATTAATCTAATTTTAGAAAGCTTATTCCCTTCTGGTATTCCTATTTCTACTTTTACTGATTTGTTCGCAGATTTACCATATTTATCTCCAAGCCCAGTTCCAAGATAATCTATACTCTTCTGTTTGATTACAGACTCAGTTAAGTGGACCATTGGGCTTGGCTGGCTAACCGCAGTTTCGCTACCAGATGAGTTAAACAACTGATAGTAATACTGTATCAGACCAGAGTTCAACAAACCAGAGTCAATACCATAGATAGATGGCCTTTTAAAGGCCGTAGAGGGAAGTATATCTAGCGTTGATACATTATCTATGATTTCATTCTTAATGTCGTTAGATGCAGCTATATTAACAGATCTCATGTATGATAATCCATCAGCCCAATATACTTTAATATTATCGAAATCCTCAAACCTACCAACTATACTTAGTACGCTAGATTCGTTTATTCCCATATCTACTCCAACGTCAAGTCCTACTACTCTCCCTGGATTGCCAGGCAAAACATTTTTCTTTACTGGGATTAGAGGATTTGAGAAATCTATTCTGTATAGTCTATTCTTATTAGTGACTGTATCAAACGTAAAAACTACACCAATATTTCTAATTGCTGTAGTACCTATTATCTTTTCATTCGCACCGAACGAAAGGTCGACTAATTTTGAGCTTTGTATATTTGTTATTGCTCCAGAAGTCGCATTGTTATTAGCAACGCATCTTATATTCTCCGCATATCTGTACTGATCTTTATTCAATAAGGATTTATCTAGATCAAGATTCATCCCCTTTCCAAAAGTATTTGCTACTTTTTTACCTGTTCTTGGATTCATATTATCTAGATTGGTCTTTATACCCTTCAGAGAGTGTTATATCTTCAAACATTGATGAATGAGCGTTCATGTTTGGAATCAATTTAACCCATACATTCTTTATAGCTTCCATTCCATCTTCGTTTGGCATAAGTGATTCAGCATATGCTTGCTTACAGTAGAAATTCCAAGACCTTCTCATATCGTAATAGATCTCTCTATTCATTCGGCCTGACATGTATTCTGGGTATTTTAGTTTCATTACTACGTACCAGTACACAGCTTCTATATATGACATTAAGTCGGGTATAAGCATATATCCATTCGAATCAACCTTAACTGAGTCGTAGCTTATTCTTAGGTATCCAGTAGGTATATTAGTCACTATATATCCAGGTTTAATTGAATACTTTATTCCACCATTAGGAACTGTAATCCCTTGTCCAGCTATGGACAACAGACTAACAATCATTGGCCTTATATTCGCATTCTCATTTATAAGCTTAAGCGCTTCCTCAGATCCAACATTGTATAATGATCTAACGATGTTTATTATAAGCTCTTGAGAAGGTATCGGATCAGACACTTCGCCTGAAACTTTATCTGTTGATTTCCATACGTTAAACGAACTCGTTGAAGCGCTCATTGGAATCCATGGTCCGTTTAAATTTGGCGAATATGTAACTTGGTTAAGCCTATGCAGTGATGCTGGAAGTTGAGCTTGATTTCCAATAATAGGAATAATAGGTTCCCCATCTACTCCAGATATCTTTCTATCTAGCTGAGTAACAGAACCTATCTTTTCAACAGCCTCTCCAATCCATTCAAGAATACTAGATATTCTAACATCCTCTTCTCTAATGTCAAGATCAGACAGTATCTTTGATACGACCTGCTTGCTCGATATGTATTTATAGATCATTATTTCTCTATGTAATCTTGTTTATTTTCTTTTATTTCTTTTGCTAGTCTTCTTTTATTGGCTCTAGACATTACCAATTCGTACATACTTTTGCATCTTATAAGCATATCGTGCTTAGACCAAAAGAACTGATAATTATATCCATCGGAATGCTCATTCAAATGAAGTACTGTTTTCTCACAAGCTTTAGTCTCGTGAAAATCTACTCTAAGATAGGTGAAGTCGTAGCGTTTAGGCTTCTTCTTTATTACGCATAGCGTACCCATTCTAGCTGGTAGTCGTATCTCCTTTGAGTTGTCTATCAGCTCAGTAGCTAAGTATTTGAAGTAATCATTTAATATCTCCCTAAACTTAGCTTTTGAAACCTGATATAATCTATTGTCTGATACGTACTCTTTATATGATAGATAGTAATCTTCTATAGTATATGAATTTCTATCTGGCATTATTTACTTGCTGAATATCGTTTGTAGAATTATTAGTAGTGTCAGAAGGAAACTGCAACTTAAGTTCCTTTGCAAATATCATTTCCTTTATAACTGGCAACATATTTACCGGTATAGGATATAAGTCATCTGCACTAAAATTAACTGAGGCTTCTGATGGATTCTCAAAAACTCCTCTTATATTAACAGCTCCTAATTCATTAGGACCAGATATCATCAGTCTATCACCCTTCTTGTACGCTATATAGTCATTGCTAGTGTAACGTCTATTACTTTGCATGTTTGCAATATACTCAGTGGCTAATTGTATCTTATTTCCCATTAGGTCTGTTATTGCAGTTATTCCGGTACCAAAATGAAAGTCTATAGTTTTGGGTATGACTATATCTGTTTTAGCGGTCCACCTTCTATTGTCTATATACGAAGGGCTATTACCAGCCTCAACTAGCTTAACCAGCTCCATTTCTTGTACATAGTCTGGATTGATATCTCTACCTTTATCTATATCTTGTTTTATCAGGATTGCTCTATATTGAACTATCCATTGCTCTATCTGAATCCTACTCAACGACTCAGACTCAGATATATTGCTATTCCTTGCCTCGTTTAGTATGTCATCTATAAGAGTGTTGAGTGTATTCAGTCTTACCATTATGATATTTTAATTGTAATTGTTTCTTTCATTTCGTGAGCGTCTACTAATCTAATCATTAGTTTTTCAAAAACCTTCCTAGAATCAGTAACCATTCCTTTTTCAGTATTGTTCCCAACTAATAGACACCCATGAGTATCTACTGCGGTATTGCCTGGATGAATTCTAATTCCTTCAAATCCTTTCACATTTTCAAGTAATGGAAGTATTTTTTTAAATCTATTAGAATGAGTAAGATCTATAGTATAGGTACCATAAGGAATTGCAGTTTGCCCATAAACCTTCTCCTCCCCTTTTTCGTCAAGATCGCCATCTTTGTTCAAATCTCTGACTGTATCTTCAAGTACATTACAGAAGAATACGTCATTTAAAAACAGATCACCTATGGTATAGGTATCCATTAATGCTTTCCTTTTTAATTCTAGTTTCATTATTTATCTACTGTTTTAATTATACGAACATCTCCTACCTTAATTAAATCATTGGTATTAACTATCTCATATCGTTCTATATCTTCTTTCCTATAGTCTAAATGTAATAACCTATCCAGCCATCCCTTCCTACTATTTACGAACTCCCTCGATGAGTAAACGTATAAATACTCAGTATTGTTTACATCAAGTATTGCTTTTAGTTGATTTTCGTGTAAAATAACTCTGGTATTTGTAAATTCGTTATGAATTATGGTGGTATCTATGTCGCATTCAGCTGGTTTTGGTAGTTCTACGTACGCAGTGTCGTGAATAGTAGTACTTATGCCCGTAGAAACGTCACCAGACTTCTTCTTAGGCAATTTAAGCGACTTTCTTAATGAATCCATAGAATGTATGTATTTATCATTTGAGTCTCTTAAATCGGATACAGATAGCCTTAGGACACGCTTATCATTCTTTAATGCTGAATTCATATTCTCATATGCCTTCCTATTGCTAGTTTCGTTAGTTAATTGTTCTTTCAGCGAGTAATAGTTCTTTATTCCGGTTATTATACCCCCTAAAGAACAAATAGCCAGTACGGAAGTAATGGCTATTTTTAAAATACTTAATTTTATGTTCATGTTATTTTCGTTTCATGATTTGAATTAAATCATCTTTTAAATCTGTTTTTAGGTCAGAAATGCTCTTAGATATACATCCAATCTCTCTCATCAAGGAGTTATGATCTTCTCTATTCTCATTACGATCTCTGTAAACGATCTCCTTTATTTCACGAATATCGTCCCTATTTTTATTCTTGTGCTCTTCCATATCGTCTCTAAGTGATAGAATATCCTTAGCAGTTTCTGTTATCTTCACATTGAGGTTAGTAAAGACAGTTAGTAGTCCGCCTATATTGACTAAGGCTATACCGACTATCATTATGATTTCCGAAGTACTCATTTAATTATTCTTGTTTGTCGATGTCTATTGAATTTGTTGTGTCCTGTGTTGCGTGCTTTTTTGAGTACCCAAGCAACCCTGCTCCAGTGGCTATAACCCCAGCAGATAATGCTCCGAATGCTAAAGCATCCCTTATATCTAAAAATAATGCAGATGTACAAAGCAAGAATGAGATACATCCTATTGTTACTATTTTATCTCCATTCAGCTTAGAGCCACTTGTCTTGCCATTTGAATTACTCATGGCTTCTGCATATGAAAATTTACTCACTTCTGTCTTATTTGTCATTAGCTACTTCATCTTTAGTTTGGCTTTCATTTCTTTTTGAAAGTTCAGCGTATATTAATGATAGGTTATTTTTACTTTGCTCTAGTAATTGAATTTGATCGAATGCAATTACTTTTAGTTGGTCTACAGTTAGTTCAGTTAAGTTCATGTGATTTATTTTATTTCTATTGCGTCTAAGTGATTAGGGAGTGTTTTTATATAAGAGTATGCATTTGACAATGAATCTCCAGTGCTAAAATATTTAGTGAAGCTATCTTTATTAGATGTACTCTCTACAATTCCAGTGGTAGGCAACATAATATCATCAGATACATATATATTTTCAGGTTGGATTATTGTGTTTAATCCTGCTTCTTTAGACTCTTTATTTAGATAAGTCTTTAAAGTGAAATTAGCTGATTTTCTTTCAAAGTCTAAGTTTATGCTAGTTACTTCTAGGTATGCACTTTTGGATACCACCCCGTTCTTAAAATCTATTGATTGCTGTAGTGCCATAATTATTTATTTATTTTTTTATAATCCACCTTTTGTATAGTGGTACGTTCCATTGTTTGTAGGGCTTACTGAAAGTAATGCTAAAGCAGTAAAGTATCCTCCTATGATAGTACTTGATGACTGAGACTGTCCAGATGCTATTATCAAATTAGCTCCAGAAACATTAAATGACCTTCCTGCGGAAGCATCATAGTAGCTGTAGTTAAATGTTATAGTGACATTAGTGTTTACGGTAACAGCACTAGGAGATCCAGCATATACAGAATATGCATACATTTTCCAATTGGTTCCATCATACGTAGTATCAACATATATTTCGACATATGTATCATTGATCACATAATTATCAGCATAAGCCCATGCATCGTTATTGCTATAACTGCAGCAAGCTCCAGTGCTAAGACTAGCCCAGGTCGAATTGTCTGTTACTACTGGTATATCATTACCGTTTCTATATTTGGTTCCTCTTAAATTCGATGCCATCCACACTTGACTGCCAATCTTTACAGTTTTATATGTATATCCACTATTGTCAGTCATTATTCCGTCGTTAGTAGAATTATCTTTAATAAGTCTTACTGATAAACCGGTATTTCCATTTCCTCCGTCACCTGATCCTATGCTAGCTAGATTGTAATATAACTCCAATCCATAATAAGTAGTAGTTCCGTATAAACCATACGATCTTATATAATTAAATACTCCATTATATAATCTATATCCACTTCCGACTCCAGAAAAACCATAAGAATCAGTCGCACTAGTATTTGGAGTAAGCCAATGAGTAGTTCCCACTTCCTTTAAATTTCCACCAGCAACCGAACTTCCTCCGACTGTAGAAATAAGAGTTGATAGTTCTGCAGCAGTTGGAACATGCCATCCGCTTGGGGCTATATTTCTGCTATCGTGTATTGCATAGTTATTATATAATCTACCATATCCACCATTAGGAATAATATGTTGATAATTTCTAAAATTATACAAGCTATTTTTTGAGCCAACGTAGCTAGAATCAAAAGTGCCTACTGCCGCAGAAAATAGTTCAGTTAGAGTCATATCACTGCTATCACCATATATTTCAGTTACTACATCGCGCTGATTAAATGAATCAGTATTCGGTACAGCCATCTATTTATTCTTTAGTTTATTTATCTCAACTTCTAAGTATGCTATTTTAGCTACCAATAAATCAATATATTTTACTTTGTATTCACCCTCTTTGTCTCCAGTTACAAATTCATCAAATCCATTACTAAGTAAATCTTGAGCAATAGTACCAAATCTAAGTTCATCTAAGTTATTTTTAAAATTAAATGATACTAAATTAAGTCTGCTATAGTCTTTAATAATTGGTTGAATATTGGTTTTTAAGGTTCTATCTGATGATAGAATAAAGTTACTGGCAGTAACGGTTCCGCTTACAGAAATAGAACTTCCGCTTTCGCTAATCAAACTATTTACCATACTACTACCATTCCATTTAGGAAGGTAGTTAGTTGATAAAGTATTTGTTAGATTGCCTGAGTGATATACCTTATTCCATGGACTTACTACCTGTCTAGTACTTCTAAAATACATACTAGAGCCATCGTAATTAAAATATAATTGAGTTCCATAGTAAGTATTAAAATTTAAAACGGAACCATATCCACCATCTATAGGATAGTTTAATGATGAAGGCATGCCAAATACATTATAACCAGCATGTCTTGTTAAATCATTGGCATTTTGACCTGTTGCGTTTCCAAGTTCTCCTACAAAATAACTAGATTCTGATTTATTACCAAGATATTCTGCATTCAAGTTACTAACTATTGTAGTAGAATTTACAGTAAGTGGAGAAGTTCCAGTTGCTACTGTTGATTGAAGTTGAGTAGCATTTACAATAGAAGCAAAAGTTGCTGCTCCTGTCGTTGCAGATATTTTTAATCCTTGAGCACCAGTACCAAGTAAATAAGCATCACCACCAGTATTAAACAATATAAAATCTGTTGATGAATAACCCCCCGATATATCACCACCAACTCCAAGAAACATAGTTGCATCAACTCCTGTTCTAATATGTGAATTAGCGCGAGCAACCCCACTAATCCACATATTTGCAGATTGAGCAGAAGCATTTTGGTTTAGTATGAAATTACTTCCACTATAAGTAGGTATATCTGTTATTCCATATCCACTAATTGTAGTAGGGTGACTACTAGTGTTCCATGGGGTGTAGCCTAAAGCAGTAGTCACCATTCCACTATTTATACCTGTTATCCAACCACCATAGTTACCAAGATTATTTGTAAATTGACTTAGGTTAGTTGGAAAATTACTAACCTGCGACTTAGTAATGCTTATACCAGTAGATTTATTCCATGCAGTAAATATAGGGTCTGTTTCAGTAAAACTAGATAGGTAGTTGTGCGTGTGAGTAGTTATTAAGCCAGTAAGAACTGATTCAACATTAGCTTTAGTTATTCCGCTAATATAACTATTAGGATTTGACGCTAAGTAGTATGATGAATTATCGTAACTAACCGTAGTTCCACTAGACTTAACAAATCCAGTCCCGTTTAATTGTGGTTGACCGCCAAGGCCAGATAAAGTTTGATCTCCAGTGTTACTACCACTTAACGTAGTTACACCTAACTTAGTTTTAATAGTTGTAATTGTCTCATCACCAGTATTAGATCCAGAAAATGAAAGATTTGGGACATTAGATAAACCTATATCGGTCTTAGATGTATTATGAGGATTTCCAGTTATTATCTGAGAGTGGTCATATGCAGTCTTTCCCCTATCTCCTCTATACGCCGTAGAAGAAGTTTCTCCTAATGCCAATGATTGGCTAATAAGAGCATATATACTGCCACTCCATCTATATGTAAGATTAGTAGTGGTGTCTATATAGATCTTACCGGATTCTCCAGTAGCTGGGAATAGGGTTATTGATGAGTACTCCAAAACATCATCTACATATGACGGCAATTGGGAGTTCTTTACAAATCCACTTGAATCAAGTTCGGCAAGGCCATTTATAGCACCTTTAAGCGACGTTTCTAGTTTATTTGATAAAGCACTAGTTAAATTATTTATGTCGCTTATATCAGCCTTAGATGAGCTTACAACGAGTCCATGAGAGTCGTATGTTATCTTGGAATTAGATCCAGCAGTTATTGGAGTGTTAAGACCAAGCTTTAAATCTAATGCGCTTTGAGTTGCAGTAGATATTGGCTTATTTAGATCACTAGTATTATCTACATTAACAAGACCTATATCAGCTTTAGTTAATGTAACGTTGCCATTTATTTGAGTTACTCCATTTACTGAGGTAGTTAACCCGTCTTGTCCAGGTGCACCCTGTATCCCTTGTGGCCCTTCAGCTCCAGGCATTCCTTGATCACCTTTGTCTCCGGAAAGTCCAGTATCACCCTTATCTCCTTTAAAACCTTGATTCCCTTGATCTCCTTTATCGCCTTTAGCGCCAGTAAGGCCTAAGTCTCCCTTATCGCCTTTATCTCCTTTAGGTCCAATAGAACCGGTAGAGCCAGTATTGCCTGTTTGTCCAGTAGCTCCAGTATCTCCTCTATCACCTTTGTCTCCCTTATCGCCTTTTGGACCAGGCTGGCCATCAGAGCCTTGATCTCCTTTATCCCCCTTATTTATATCTGTATTTACGTCTATAGTAAAGTCTATGGAATCATTAGTAGTTATATCGACGTTTAAGGCCATTTGCGGCTCTATAGTGACACTTAAAGGTACCTCTTGGTTATCTAATACTACTTCAATATTAAGTTCATTAGAAGCGCTTAAAACGACATCTACAGGAATAGCCTCAACTGACGGTGATTCTATGCTTAATGATAAATCAATATTTCCAATAACATTGTCTATTGATATTACAGATTCTTCTGCCTGATTGAATTCTAATGTCATTGATTAGTATTTATTCCGGAATTATTACTGGTATTTCATTTACCGCCTCATCTTTAATTATGCTTGGCAATATATATATTCCAGACATTGCTCTTTGTATAATATTGTCAGCCTTATCTCCATCTATAGAAGTGGCTATGCACATTATATCTAGCATTATCTGACCGGTCATTAGTTTAGTAAATTCACTCCTAATAACCCCTTTTAAATTAGTTGAGCTGAATGAAGTCAATGGCTCATACCCTTCTTTGAGATCCCTAGAGAATTTAACTATGTCATTTTCACCTGTGTACGCGTATACTATTACATTTTCCAAATCATCAAAGCTAGATATATTTACATTACTAGAATTGCTGAAGTTTAATGAAAAGTATATATCTTCTCCTTGGTATTTTTTCATATATAACAATATTAAGCAACTACTCCTTTAAGTACTGTATATCTAATAGTGATAGCTTCTGACAGTGAAACAGCAGCAACATTTCTTATTGAGACTGTAGCTGTACCAGCGCCAGCAGCAACACATATATTATATGCTCCAAGAGTACCTCCACTAATATGAGTAGCTATGATTATATCATTTGCAGCTATAGTAGTATTGGTCCATGTAGAAGTAACTGTAGTTTGAGAAGCTAATGCATCAGCGGCGGTTATTATTGTTCCACACAATTTGCTTAATGTAAAAGCAGTAGCCTTGGATGTTAATTGAGTAACTGTACCGCCAGCACCAGTAGTATAACCTATACCAGCTGAGCCAGAGTGTAATAAAGCACCAGCATTACCAGTAGCGTCAGCCCTGGCTATGGTAGCAGAAGTAGAAGGGAAGGTCATTGTGGTAGCATCAGTACCAGCCAAAGTCAATGTGTTGTTAGATATTAATTTTTTACCAGTGGCTGAATTTGCGCCAGAATATTGTACATTCCACGAAGCAACTCCAGTTCCTCCAGCAGTATTTATACATGTAATTGAAGCAGAAGTACCACTAACAAGGACTATCAATGCATTAGCACCAGAAGTATTAACAGTTACTAATCCTGTAGAGTTATTTGTGATTAACCATTGCTGACCATTAGTGAGAGTAGTAACAACTGGCATAACAACTGTTTGCGCTAAAGTACCAGTAAAGTATTGTTGATATGGGCTAGTTGCTACAAATGTAGTAGTTGCTCCAGCTGTAGCTACTGTTGCATACCCTTCTATGACATTAGGGGATGAAACCAACCCAGAGAACGTTGACATTGAATCACTAAGAGTTAATCTAGCATTAGCCGCCAAAGTGCCTCCAGTAAATAGAACTAAATTCTTTCCAGAAGTGGCAGTACCAACTGCAATATTGCTTGATTGAGAATATAAATATCCATCAAGAGCCCCGTTTATGGTCCATGTTCCAACTGAATATCCAGATCCATTTATACCAAAGTCTACGTAATTAGTAGTATCATTGCCAGAATCAGCTGTAGCGACTAAGTCAGTTGACGCTGTAGCGGAATTAGATAAATTCTGTATATTATTTTGAAATACTCCAGATACAGTATCCCATGATTGATAACTTAACCCAGATAAAGCTGCAGGAGTCCCTGTACCAGATCTAGATATAACGCCAGTAAACGTTGGATTTTCCTTATCGGCCTTCAAAGCAGCAGCTGTAGAAACAAACCCGGTAGTGGCTAATTGAGTAGTATTAGTACCAACTGTAGCGGTAGGGGCAGTAGGTATACCAGATAAACTAGGAGATACTAATGTATCGCTAGCGTCAGAAGCCCATGAGCTGCCATTAAAATATTTTATTACTGAGCCATAAGGATCAGCGGATAGGTCCATCCAAAGACAATTCATTGATGGAGATGGGGCTATAGTACTTGCGTACGTTTTAGTAAATGCTCTATTTATCATAAGTTTTTTATTAAGTTTATTCAGCTATTTAGGTAGCAACCCGTATTTTTTGGTAATAAAAAAGGCGACCATTACAGCCGCCTCCATTATTTATTTTGATTAGGCAATCATCCATGCAGCGATTCCGTCTCTCAACGCTTCTGCTCCATTACCAGCAACGATATAAATCTCAGATGCTAGGTCAGTAGATTTTATATATTGATTGTCAGGGCTTTGATATGCTTTAGAAAACTCTAATGTAAGCGTATCATAAGTTTTAGTTGAATCAACGTTTAAGTCAGGTTGAATAACTGGGAATTCAGTACGGTAAGTAATACCTTTATATCCAAGAGCTTCACGTTCACGATCTCTAACTATTTTCCAATTTCCACGACCAGGTTTGCTTTGAACGGTAGTAATGGTTAGACCAGTAACAGCGTCTTGTGAGCTAAATGCAGCAGTAGGGTTAGTTACATAAGCAAATACCTCCATAGCAACTTGAGAATAAGGAGTAATAGCATTAACGCCATCAGTTCCCATTCCTGTGATTACTTTAGCAGTAATAGTCAAAGTAGAAGTACCATCATCTGTTGCAGTTACTCTGGCTCCAACATGAGCATTAATACGAGCAGCAAAAGCGGCAGACAGGACTGCAGGATTTACGCTAGTAGCGATAACTTCATAAGAGTGAGTAAATTGACCTGGATGTTCGTAAAGATCTTTGTATACAATACGAAGAACGTAACGATTTCCAACAGTAGGAGTTACACCAGAGAATTCAACTACAGAGGAAGCTTCAGTTTTTGCAACATAAGCGCAAGTTCCGTCTGGAGTGATACTGGTAATTTTCTTTCTGCTGATTGGCGATGTTTTAATTATTGTAGCATCTTGAGTCAAAGTTCCTACAGCCTTTACATATCCTAATTGGATAGATTCTACTGCAGAAGTAAGATCTGCGATTGCACAAACATTACCGTTTGCTGGGTTGATAACAACAATATCACCAACAGTTAAAGCATTGGCAGCACCAGGTGCTTTTTGTGTTACGTAAGTTTGTTTACCGACAAATACGGTATTTGGTTTTTGCATCATAATATTTTAATTTTTATAGTTAATTGTTCTTTAAAACTCAGCTTAACTATAGTCTAGTCGCTCTACTACCGTTAAAGGGTTCCACGTTAAACTAAGACTGAGAACTTTACTCAGTTGCCTGAGACTCTGCTGCATAGGTTTGATACCTTGACTCAGAGATATTTTCCAATGCTAATCGAACAGCTCCTACTAGTATTTCATCCCAAGTATGTTCTGGCATTGTTATAATTTTAATTTCTTCGAAGTAATCCATATTAAATGCTCCACCTGGCCTGTCCTGTGTACATACATAATGTTGTCCATTATATAGAACCTTATCTCCAATTACATAAGAAAGACTCTGGTTGAATGTAGGATACTTATATGTATCTATCTTCTCAGGTAGAAATATGTAAGTCAACCCGTATTTAGATACATAATAGTTACTGTCGGTATACAATGATATAGAGTCGTCAGTAAATGCCCTCAATGGCTTAGCAGTATTATTATGAAATAAATGAGGAGCTATTGAATTATTTAACTTAGAATCCAAGTTCTCTATAGTAGCCTCAGTAATATCATTTCTTCTGCGGATTAATATATTGTCAGGAGTGAATCTATTATCGGGAAGTTCGGTGGCAACAAATGTACCAACTTTTGCAAACTCTCCAACAGTTATCATGTAGTCTAAAGGGTATGGAAAATAGACAGAATTTTCTGATGTAGATATAGAATCCCATTGAGACTCAAATATATCCCCAGAGATATCATCTATTTTGCATTTATAATAAAATCCTCTACTAACTACAGTATCTCCCATGAAATACGTTTTCGAATAATTAAATGGAGTTACGTCATATTCCACTGTCTTAATAACAGTTCTTAAGTCGTCGCTCCTTTTTTGATTTTGCTGGAATCCAGCTCTATGTGAATTTAGTCCAGAGTACCTAGTTTTGATGAATCTTTGTGTAGAGGCGTTAATCCAATAATCCTTTTCTTCTGGAAGAAATGAAGGATAGCTAGACACGTTTAGTTTGTCTAGCTCTATATCCCAAATTCTATGTAACTCTTTTAATGTCATATATTATTTTACTTCAAGCTCATTGAGGATAGTCATCTTCAAATCTTGATTGTTTTTATTATCTAAGAACGCAACAGCGTCATCTATAGAAGTGCCAATTATCTCAGTACCGTAATAATATGCATTTTTATTCTTACGCATAATATTTTTAGCTATAGCAGCCTGTATTGTAAACTCAGTATTTTTTGTCTTGTTATTAACCCACTTCAAGAAGAATTTTTCAGGGTCTTTCTCAACTAGTTCAAATAATTTACTCTCAACCAATTCGGCAGACATGGTATCTGCTTTATATCCGAATAATCGTAAGCATTTACGCATATCCTCTAATGACATCTTGTCAAATTCTTTAATAGCGTCTCTCTTACGTTTGTTAAGTCTGTTGGATTCTTGTGCTTCCGAGTCTTTATTTATAAGTACATAATCAGCTTTTGGTTTCATATCGTTAATGCCATTTGAAACTCTGTGGTGATTTTTAAGGAATAGATATTGAAGTTCATCCCAAGGACGATCTGTATCAAGTACTAATTCTCTGTTTGTAATTTTAACAGTGAATGTATTCCAGTACGAACTATATTGTGCTAGTGTTTTTTCTCCAAGGCCTAGCGCCTTTTCTAATCTCGATTCATCTTCTGGAGTTAAGCCAGTGTGATGATTACCAGATCTAGTTAATGATGGTGCGATATAATCAGAACAGCTTTTATATTTAGTAACGCCGGACCAAGGGTCTACTCTTTTATGTTTTAGTAATATTTCCATATGGGTATGTATAATTCTCCTTTACGATAACGTAAGTGCAATTAATTGTTTTAATGTTTTGCTATACAAATAGAAGCTAATCTATATGTACAATATAAGGCTAGTGATTGAGGGGCTAGCCTTATATATGTGATCTACAAATCAGTCATTGCTTTGTAATAAAGAAATGCTTTACCAACTGGGGCGTCTGCATCCATTATAAAAGCCTTAGCTAATTGTTTATATACTTCTTTATTATCAGGTCCAAGTACTACGCAAAAGTCAGAATATATCATATTCATTACATAGTACCAATCGTATACCGTGAATTTATCAAATGTGATCCCAAGTTCAGATGCAGCTATATTGCTTTCATCCATTGAAACTTTTTGTCCAAATGTACCATCTTCGTTCTTCATCGCAGCGACTGCTTTTGTGGCAGTATCTACATTGAAGTATGGACCATGCACTATAATACACATCTCTTCTATAACATCAGAATATGTAGTAAAGTCTTTAATGCATATAGCTTCTAGGTGATCGTCTAGAACTTCGAATATTTCAGACATTGGTTTAGATTGACTCTTAGATGGGTATACTTTCTCTATTAATTCTATAAATTTGGTCATGTTAACATTTTTATATACGGAAGATATTTCTTAGCTTTTTGAATCATTGACGGATTCTTTATAAGATAGTCATACGTTGATAAAATTTGTTCTGATCCCAATTCATTAACTAATACCTGTATAGCCATTAGCAATCTGTATCCTTCTTCCTCACTCTTAACTGGAGCTTTGAATGTCATTTCCTCTACTAGTGGATAAACTTTTTTTGGTTCTATAGGAGAATCACTAACGACTGTAGGTAATTTTATCTCTTCCATATTAGTTTATTTAGCGAGTGAATAGTTTCAATATCTCAGAAGGTTTAGGTTCGTATGCATCTAGCATATCAGCAGTAGCCTTACCAAGTTTATCTAGATAGAATCTTCTTATGTCTTGAATAATTTCACTACTCCTTAGTTCAAAAACCTTTTCCATACTTATTTTAAAATATTCCTCTTCCATTATATTAAACTTTTTTAGTTTCGTATATAGCTAGAAGCCCTGGAGTTCCAGGAGATATAGCCATGAATGATAATATTGAATCTGTTTCAAAAGCCTCTCCACCTTCTTGAGATGATGATGCTGGAAATAAGACTGCTTCATAGTCAGTAGCAGATACTAAAGAATAAGCTCCTTCTAAAGGAATCCTTTTCAAGTATATCTGAGTTGTCCCTGCATTTTGAAATCTAATTGAATTTCTTTTCTTATTTATAGGTGCGACTGCTACAGCCGATACGCCTATGTTTAATGGGCTAGCCATGTTTTATAAGATGTATACAAGGAGCCGAAACTCCCTGTATAATTTTTAATTAGATAATAACATCGGCTGGTTTCAAATGAGCAATCAAAGTACTAAGTAAGTACTGATTTTGTTCATTGTTGGAAACTTTATTATTAGCCGCAGCTAATTGATCTCTTAAGTTTTGAACATTAAGGTCATTTATCAATGCTCTAGTAGAATTGCCGTCGGCAAGGATAGTACTCTTTATTTCACAACAGCAGTTGGCCATAGCCATTGCATTTGCAGTACCTTGTGCTATAATTTGATTTGTAGCATTTTGCATTTGCATTGCCTGACTATTGAATCCTTGCAATGTGGTAGTAGATAGATTATTGAAGCTATTCAATTGCTGCAAAGCATTTTGATTTGATTGTGCAGTAATGTCTCTTCCTAAGCCATTGATAGAGTCTAGAGTAGTAAAATTAGCAGAAGCTTGAGCTGTAGCTAATTGACCAATCTGAGTTCCCACTCCAGCAATACTTCCAGCTAGACTGATAGCATCTGATCTTATCTCTGAAGATAAAGCCTCATTGCTAATTTGTCCGGATAGATTGTTTATTTGTCCTTGAACAGCATCGAATTGAACGTCATTATTATTTCCGTTTCCTCCGAATAGTCCACCACCATTGTTTCCAAGTAATCCACCTATAAGCAAACCGGCGATACCACCACCAACTGCTCCTAAGCCAACTCCTGAACCTAATCCTGAGCCACCCATTGCAGGCAATGTGGTAGTTCCATCTAATGTAAGTGCCATAATTTTATAAGATTTAAATTAATATTAAATATAATTAATCCAACGCTATAGGATCAATTATTCCCTATGAGTTAGTAAACTAATTCAAAATATCTTTAAGCCTTACTATTTGACATTATTGACAAAATTTGATTTTTTGCTTTATTTAGTTGTATGCCTCTAAACCAATAGAGGCATACTTTTTTTAATTCATGAAAAAGAATTAATCTTTGATGTTGTTAATCAATAACGTCGAGTATGAGCTCTCCACAAGCACGTGGGTCGCGAACCATGATACCAACTTCACCTAAGAAGTGTACAGAGTAACCATCTTTTGCATTTGAACGCAAAGTGTTAGTTGACTTAGCATAACCTGCACCAGGAGCTACAGAACCAGCATTATGCCAGATACTCAACTCTCTTTCTTTTCTAGCTACCTTAACGATATTAGCTTCACCATCTCTTACACCGAAGTCAAGGAAAGTGAAACGATATGATTCAGTTGGCTTTCCAGTGATTGGATGCAATTTACGATTATGAATCAAGTCATCATACAAAGGCATATGTTTAACAGTAAGTTCAATACCGTTAGTCATACGATAAGTAGTGAATTGACCACCTAATGTAAGCTCTTGACCAGAACCAGTAATGAATTTGCTATCTACTAAAGTAAATGCAGCAACTTTTTGTTTCAATACTTTGTCAAACTCACGCATACCCATTTCGCCAGTAAAGGCAACGAATTTACGATCGTTAGTTCCAATCATGTTATAAGACATATCAAACAAGAAGTCTTCTAGCAATTCTGCTGTCAATTGAGTATAATATCTACGGTTAGCAGGTGCAATTTGTTGCAATAGACCAGCTCCGATATATACTGGACGACCATTAGTACCCATCAATTCAGTAGTGCCATCAGCAGCTGCATTGTATTTAGAGTAAACTAATTGGCGTTCTAGACGTTTGTACCACTCACGCATTGCTTTCCACTCTTGGAAGTCTGACCACAAGTAAGAAGTCTTACCAGTTTTAGGATCTTTTAAAGCTACTGCAAGAACGGTGCTATAAGCAGAACCGGTGATGTCATAAGACAAACGAACAGTAGTAAGGTGATTATGCAATTTGATATGAGTGCTATAGTTGATGATATCAGCTTCTTCTGAATACTCTTCATAGGCAGAACCTAAACGAGAAACTTGAGATCCAGCTGTTAAATATTCAGCAGGAACATAAGAAGTTGCTTGACCGTCAGCGATGAAACAGGTATAAACCCATTCATTACCATCTTGGTAAGGAGCGCCAGCTACACGTAATTGATATTCTTTATCGTCCAATTCGATGATTGAGCCAGGTCCGAACCATTTATCTTCTAGAGACAACATGATTGGAGTATTTCCTAAACCAGCTGTTACGCCAGTAGTCACTGCTGAGCCATTCCATTTAGCAGAACGAATAGTAACCGCACGATCAGAATCGATCATAACTGACCATCTGAATTCACGTTGATCGATAACCATAGTCTTACCTAAACCACCAGTAAGGAAGTCAAGAGATGAGTTATAGCCACTATCTTTAGTACCAAATACGTAAGAGATTACGCTAGATACTTCATGAGGTTTAATAAGTAAAGCATTAGACAATTTGTTTTCATCAACTAAGTCAGAAAACCATTTGCCTTTGTAAAGTTGCAGATCGTTTAAAATTCCGTTTTCCATATATAAAACTAAGTTTTATTATTTTTTTGTTATTGGGGCTTTCGCAAAAGTTGTTGTGACGCTAATGACCACAATGGTACTGCCGACCCGTTATTTATTGTTTGTTTTGAACCACTTATTTTGTTAGAACTTAAAGTTTGTTTAAGTCTCGATACGGCAGATGTCTCTCCAGATCGTTTAGCTTGACTAATCAATGCATCGCCCTTCATAGTGAAGTATGCAGATTCGATCAGATTCTTAGTAGATTTGGCATATTCTTTTTGGTATTTTGTTTTACCATCAGCCTCAACTTTGAATATATATTCCATTAATGCCTTCTTATCGGTCTTCGGTATTTGGATACCTCTTACATCATTAAGTGACTCTATTTCATCAACAACGGAGTTGTAGAATGTTTGTTGGCTTTCGATAGCAGCCTGGTTAGCAAGATTTTGGCTCTCTAATAGCGCTTTCTTATTTTGCTCCTTAGATTCTTTAAGAAATTCGAGTGCATCGGTAGCCTCATCCTCTAAAAGGTCAGCATCTTCATACTTTTCAAGCTTTCTTTTGATCTGAGTATCGCTAAATCCCTTTTCAGATAGATACTCTCTAATCAATTGTTTCTGAGTAGTAGTGTCCTCTATATCTAAGGCATCATAATCAGTTCCAGCTTTGGCAACATTAAGATAGTCCTCTATAGATCCACCAGCCTTTACGTAGGCGTCTAAGCTAGCTATATCGTCATTTGCATACTCTGGGACACTTGATGCCTCTACAGCGGCTTTCATGTAGTCTATAAGACCTTCTACAGACTTAGGTTTGTCATCTTCTTCTATATCAGTCCATCCAACTGATTCAGCGATAGAATCAAATAGAGCTCCAACCGTTTCAGCTTCAGCAGTGTCTTCAGCAGATGGCTCTACTTCTTTTTCTTCTTTAGCTTTGGGCTCTTTGGTCTCTTTAGCTTCTTCTACTTCATCTTCGTCTTCTATATCTAGAGCTGGAGTTTCTTCAAACTCATCTTCGTCTTCTAAGTCAAAAGCATTTGTATCATTCGTAGGATCGTTTGGGTCTTCAACTACTTCTACCCCTTTAATTTTAATGTCTTCATTAGGTGTTAGCGTATCAAACATAGCGCTGAACCCACCCAGTATCTCATTATTATTCTTTTTCATAATTATTTAGTATAATTGTATTTTATTTAGTTACTAGAACTTTAATCTTTCTATATCCAGGCCCATTATCTGTGGCCGATTCGTCATTATTCTTCATAGCTGCTTCATACTCATCCTTAGTTAATGTTCTAGTAAGAGTTTTTGGATCATACAAAGCCTTCTCTGTATCGGATAATTGACCGCTATTATAGAAGTTTAAATCAGTAGTATGTGTATACTGAGTATCATATACCGGCTTAACTAATTTAGCCGGTTCATTTATAGGAAGTTTGCTCTTAATTCTTTTAGCAGTAACATTTAGATCTGGTAGATCTACTAATCTTTCTTTTAATTTCATATTATCTTTCTCCTGTTACCTTATTCTTCATTGCAGTCTTAGCTTTTAATCTCTCTCTATCCATAGCGTTCCGATCCTTCATAGCCTGAAGTTCTTTCACAGCCTTAATCTTTTTATCCTCCAGCTCTAGCTTATCATGATCCAAAGCAAGCTTACCGTCTTCAGTAGCTTTCTGTTGCTGAATCTTTCTAACTTCTAAATTATGTTTCATAGCAGCTTCTTTCTGTTTAACAGACAACTGCATTGCTTTATCCATCTCGTTAGAGTCTTGAGCTCTTTGCTTCAATGACATGTCAGCAATTTCCATTACATCTGGAATACCGTTCTGATCAGCATCAAGATCTTGTTGTCCTCTATAAGCACTAAGCTCAGCAACATATATCTTAGTCTGGTTGTCAGTATCAATTTTATATTTTTCAAGTTCGAGTTTTTGTTGCTCTAATGATAATGCTTGAGATTTAACTTGATTTTGAGCATCAATCAATTGCATTTGACGTTGATTTTCTTGTTCGGCGGCAGCCTGCTCTTTCTCTCCTCTAGCTTTTTCAATACCAGCTAATTTAGATTTAATTGCACTAACACTATCAAGTGTCATGATTTCAGCAATATCTAATATAGTAGCACCATTCTGCATGGCAGGTTGATAAAGTGATTTAACAGCTTCCAAGTCCTGTAGATCCTTAACTGAGTCAGATACAAATATATCGTAGTCCTCATAGAAGAAGTTATCTGCCAACTTAAGGAATGTTCTTGTAGAATCATCCATTATGTATTGCAAGCTAACACGCTTAGAGTCCTTCCAGACCTCCTTAGCGGTATTCAATAACATTCTTAATGAATTACGCTTACATTGATTATGAGTCCAGTAGAGAGGTTCTGTGATGCTTGCAGAGTTACTTACAGCTGCATTAACATTACCAACTAATTCGCTTGGAGAAATCTCGCCTTGACGTTGTCTAGATACGCCCGATATCTCAGCCATCATATCCTCTATCTTATTCATTAATCCAATATACTGGTTAATAACATTAGACATAGTTAAGTCTAAAGCAGTGATCTGATTGAACTGTGCTGAGTTGTGAGCTATTGTCAAATCTCCAAGAAGGAACAAATGATCTTGATCCAACTCAAATCCAAAATATTCATCAACTCCATGATACTCGACATTAAACATTGATCTATTAGCATCTCTTGCGAAGAATTTTACTTGATTAGTTTGCTTTCTTTTTATTCTAGTTGGAATTCTTTCGCATCCACTTAGTATACTTGCAACATAACAAAATTCAGCATGGTTTTTACATAATTCCGATGGCGTACATTTTCTTTTTCTAACAGACACCTTCATTCCTAAACTTCTTGCAATAAATGCAAATTTATCAACAATGTGCTTTCTATACTCTGTTTGACAGAATCCAAATCTATTTTTTGTTTTATCGTACCATCCATCGGTATCTATAAGGCCAGCAAGGATTGAAAGCCTATTTTCCTTTGATGTGTATATATACTCTTCTGGAATATCCTTATACTCTCTTATGTTCAGATCGGAAAGCCTATCCAAAAACCAATTGCCAGGCAGGTTCCTGTATTTTGATCTACTTCCTCCAGATAAATTTACAGTAAGAGATCGACTATTTATGTTCGCAGTTATTCTAGTATTCATTCCATGAAGAATAGCAAATTCCTCTAGATAGTTTATTATCTCCGTATCCATACTTTCGAACTGAGCTTTGTTTGTGCTTCCATCGCCAATCCATAGTCCAAGAGTGTACGGATCTATTAAATGATCTCTATAATTCCCACTTCGCCACATATCTATCTCCCCTCTCCTATATAGAAAGTGCCTATCTCTACATGATGGGGTTTTATTGAACTTTAACATCAGCTCTTCTGGGGTGGACGTAATAAAAGATACTTCGTTCGTATGATGATTTTTTAAACCATAGTATATATCGTGTCTGCTATTAACTATTTGAACATCTCCTCCAGAGCTAGGGACTATCTTATACATATTGTCGACTCCATTGTGCGTATTAAGTACTCGTCTAGGAGACAAGTCTGGACCCATTACTAAATTCCCAACAGACACATCTTCAATGTTTTTTAAACTTCCGTCAAACATTAATATCTTTGTTCCGCGACCAAAACACTTACCACCTTCACGTCCTGGTATATCCCAACCTTCTTCGTATGGATTAATAAAGTTAACGCCTACAGATGATAGATAATGCATCCATTTAGCTGGATCTATATTCATCGATTTAGGTATCTGCGTGATATCCATGTTGATAACCTTCCCTTTATCTCTAGCTAACGCAAGTTCAAGTCTGTACCATATAACTATGTACATGTATTGAAGCGGTTTCATTATAGCCACTAATGACTTAGGAGTAGAATTAGTGTTATTATATATAACGCCACTATAAGGTAATTTCTGTGAATTAAGGTTATCTGCAGAAACGTGTTGATATTCTAGTGGAGCTATCCCAATATAGATATCTTCTCCAATTCTATAGCCTTCCCATACTTCGATAACCCATTTCCATTCGATGCTAAGTTCGTTGCCGATAACCATATAGTCTTCACTTACTATGATCTCGTTAGGCTCTCCATTATCGCCAAGTACTTTTACGAATCCAATCTTTTTGTATGATTTCCATACCGCATGCCATAGATTAACTTGATTTGGTTGATTAATAGTACTATCACCTCCACCTGCTACAGTCTTCATGTTCATGTTGACATAATCTAATGATGATGGAGTATCTTTACCATATCTACCAGATTGTGGATTCTGACCAGTAAGTTCTAATAACTTATCTAGCTCTTTCTCTGTCATCTTATCAAACAATCTATCGTATACCTCAGTATAAGACATTCTCATACGTCTAACAGCCCAATCACCATCTTCTATGAACTCCATATCAGGTGAATGATCATGACCGAAGTATAGTGGATTAACGCGTTCCATATTTGGCTCTCCGTTAACTACTCCAGTGTAGTATACCTCTTTACCAGCAATTAAAGCATCTTTCCATCCTTTAGAGTATTCGTGAGGTAGATTAAGCTTTTCTTTTAGATAGTTAAGTGTATGATATGCTGAGTTCTCTGCAATGTCTTTATATCCTTTAGATACATAGTTCATTATTTTTTCAGGCGGCATTAATTCACCGGTCTGTAGCTTCTCTTGGTATTCTTGAGCAGATTTCTCATCCATTCCAGATAGAATAGTAGCCATGGTATAATCCATAAGCATTTGCTTCATCTTATCTTGTACGTCAGACGCTGCATCTTGGCTAGTTCTAATAACTCTAAATCTAAATGGATGCTTAGCTTCTTCTCCAAGAAGTAGATCTATTTTAGATTTTATGATATTAATACTCTGAGGATTAGCAGGAAATCCATCTTCTTGATTAAATGGGTCAGTAACATGCTTTAAATCTTTTGGATCAAATATGCTATTGTATAGGTCGTAATATGCAGCCATCTCTTCGAATGAAGTTCTATCTGAACCAGATGGTACAGTCTCCCCCATTCCTATGATATAGTCAACGCACGTTTCTCCCCATTCAGCGTTCTTTTTCTTTAGACTAAGCTTCTGTGCCGGGAAAATGCTAGTTGTATCTCTCATTGTTTAAACATTAAGTATTTCGTTGTTATTTTGTTTGTTTTGAGCAACATTATTCAAAAGCCATAATGCGTCCTTGTCTTCGTAATTCTTTAAAAGCCTTTTACCTCCAGATGACTTAGAATTCCTTATCATGTCTAAATGTTTTTGCTCTATCTTCCCATTGAATACATCAACTCCGCTTTTATATAATTCGTATCGAAGTGCATTCATATCGGCCTTATTCTCTGTTGGGTCTATATCATGCTCATCGCGTATAGTAGGTCTAAGCCTATCTTGCAACTGCATTATATCATTATTATTCAATAGATCCTTATCTATCCCGGTCTCCTTGTGACTATATTCATGAGTCTCTATGCTACTTACTGGAACGTTATATTTCTTAGCCTCGGACTTATCTACTATAACATATTTAGGAGTTACGGCATTACTTCCAGAATTACTATAGGGAATTCCATTTAGTTCATTTGAGATTTGCTTTGCTATAGAAGGGGTCTTTTCCTGTATAATAGTATTAGACTCCTGTACTGCTTTTAGCCTAGTCTGTCTATTTTTTTCTAAATCCTCATATCCAGATAACTCCATTCTCTTTTTATATATAGGCGATTGAATATACTTCTCTGTAAATTCTTTAGGAGATAACGTCCTATTTGAAAGATCAACACTTCCAATTGATTTCATATCGGTAAACATTCCTTTTACTGGAGTCTGAATTTTATTGGCAGTCAGGTCTAGATTTGGTAGTATTGGCTTAATTGTTTTAGGTATCATATTAAAACCATTTTATTTCTTTAGTATTTGTATTTAGGTCTATATCTGATAGATCTGATAACTCTGTACCAGAATACCATTCTTTAGAGAATAGTGGCTTATCAAATAAGTTAATCTTTTTGGATTCTGAATCACGCTTCTTTACATATGTATTATGCATTTGAAGCCTGTATATCATTACCATTATCAGTGCTATTACCCTATCGAATTTTCCTTTAGTATTGTACTGTATAAGTTCTTCTAGTAGTGCTTCTGACATTATCTTTGTTAAGTTCTTCTTTCCTGGAGCAAACTCTTCATTTAGCCATTCTTTTA